CAATGCGCTATTGATAATTTGTAACTCTTCAGCTGTAAATTTTAACTTTATGAAATTATCCATGTTAAATAACTTTCCTATCCTTTAAGTCTTTATAGAGTGTAGATATTAAACAATATAACGGTCTAATAGTCTCACCTACTCCATTGGCATCTATATATGAAAAAATACCATTGGGTAAACATAAAGAATCTATATTCAAATTCGATGAATTAGAAAAAGCTGTAGCATTTGTTCCACCGAAGTTACTTACGTTATTCCAATGAGTTGTTGGTTCACCTATAGCAGTAGCTGCACCTAAAACGTTAATACCTTTGTCCGAGAATCTAGCTGGAAACGCTATAGCTGGACGACCAATGGCATTAGGTGAGCTTACTTTAATACCGTAACTATTTCCAATAAACTGTATATCGCCTTCCATCTCAGAGCCGTATCTTGAGACTTTATTTGTTTGATCAGGCACTGCGGTTTCTGCAGGGCCCCAAGTAACATTACACTTATCGAAATTCACAGACCACGGTGTTAGATTAGATTGAAACACATAAGCAAACCCTAAACCTGATTGAGTTAAATCAGCCCAAGTGTTATGATCTAATACGTCACCAGTATCTACTTCCAGTTTCCAATAACTTTGAATCTGAGTAGGACTGTAACCTATTGCAATTTGCTTACTCCATAACCTGTATCTGATGTATCTATTGCCTTCGTTAGTTTTGATAGAATCAATAATAGTTTTATAAACTTGATTATCTTTTAATGGACTACTTCTAGCTGTCTCTGAATGTGACCAAAGAAAGTTTGCTTGTGTTGCATCTGGGAAGACTTCAATTGTACCGTTAGGATTCATCCACGTTTCTATTAACGTTGTTGGATTAACTGAACTTGGTTGCGCTGTTCCAAGGAAGTTACCTAATATAATACCTTGACCTCGTACAGCTGTATTTATCAATGCTGATGTGCTTCTAAGAACAACCGCTAAATGTGCATTTGGATTAGCTGCAAAAAATCCATTTGATTTAAATTCATACTCAACTGTCATTCTACCTGAATTTGCATCCCATCCTTCAGGTGCAGTATCGGGAAACCAGACTCTGGCATCAGGTGTAGTAGAAGACAATAACACGTTACCGATATATCTTCCACCTAGTAATGGTGCGCCTGACACGCCCGATGGACCTTGAGGACCTTCTGGGCCTTGGACACCTTGAGGACCTTGAGGCCCAGTTGCCCCTGCTACGCCTTGAGGACCAATTGGACCCATGGGTCCTACACTTGAACCATCACCGCTGCCTGCTGGACCTTGAGGACCCACTGGTCCCTGTAATCCCATTGGTCCAATTGGACCTTGATTACCTTGATCACCTTTAGGTCCTGGTGGACCCATGATACCAGATGTTCCACCGGTTCCTGTACCAGAAGGACCCATAGGACCAATCGGTCCCATAGGACCAATAGGACCCGGAGGTCCTTGTAGACTTGGTAAAATATTAGTCAAGTCAATAACACCGCCTTTAGAATCTATGATACTTTTAGATTGTTTAACCATTGTTAAATCGTGATGATTTAACGATACCACTTCAACTGAATCACCGTCTTGTATAGGGTAAATAATAGTTAAGTTTAAATCATTAAGTAAAAAATCAGTTCCGTAATTTAAAATAATGAAATTATTCAAAACTACTTTAATGTAATTAGGACTTAATATCTTTCTTGGTAAAACAAATACTTGATTTTGATTATTTACCGTATATGTTTTATTTATCCAAAGGTTTTCAGCATTAGTATCGATTTCTTTAATTTGATTATTAATAACTACTGCATCTCCAGCTATTAACTGATATAAGAAATTTATTACTTTACCGTCTACATTAAAATCCCAATCTGGTTTTAATTCTAAAACATTATTTAGAATAATTCTTGGGAAAGAACCTTGAACAGGTATTACTGCTAATGTATATGTTCTTTGATTACTCGTAGCTACAAAGTTCTCACACATCCAACTATTATGATGTATACCAATCCATCTACCTTGAGGTTGATAAATGTTTGGCATTATCACCGTATCATTATCATCGTTCTGGATATTGAGTCTATCCCAATAATAATATTGAGGTGCGCAGTCCCCTTGTGTAGTATCGCCTAGCACTGTAATTAAAACAGCAGCTTCACTGACGACATCAGGTGCTGATAAACCTCTTAATTCTAATTTAGTCTTAACTGTTAAACCGGCTGAATCTAAATGTAGACCTACTGCAGCTCCTACACCTTTGGCACCTTCTTTGGAAAATAAGTTTACTATCTTAACATATAAGTCACTGATACCTGTTAGGAAATTATTAATAGCTGCTTTAACACCATGTGGTGTCGTAAATTTAGTACTAAGTATACCAGCTATTGTTTCAAAATCGGATGCAGTGGAAAAGTTACTTACATTACCTAAACCTACACTGGTTTTTGTGGCATTAAGTGTAGATGCTTGAGCTGTTTTGTTAGCTATAGCTAAAGCGATGTTATTTAATTCATTGGATACATTTTGCATACCCACCATGTCTACTAAATTCCATTCATGGTCTATTGGTGGAAATAGATCAGGAATATTAACAATTTGTTCCCAAGTATGTGTTCTAGGGTTTCTAACTTTATCTGACAGTATTGCATTTATTTTAGCAATATCTAATGGCCAATTTCCGCCTAAAGTTTGATATACTAATCTAACAGTGCCGGCTAATTTTAAATCTAGAAAACTGATACCGCCATAAATTGGTTTAACACATGCACGACTGGCTCCTGTGAAAACGTACGATGGATAATAATCAATTCCTTCGACTAATTGATTTACATCACCATTTATATCGGTGTAACTAATTAACAGTGTGTCTGCAAAAAACGGTGCAAATGTAGGTACGATGAAATGATAAGCAGCTTCATTTATTGGTGTGATTACTTGTATTTCACCAATAATTTTGTTATCAGGTAGTGTACCTGTATGATCAAATGCGTAAGATAATGGCATTATATTCTTCCTTATTAAACAGGCAATGATGTGAACTCAAGCACTTTTTACGTTTCTTTTTATTTTTATTAAAGAGAAGTGGTCTATAGTATTTAAGCACTTAAACTTTTATAGGTGAAATAAATTGTATAATATTATTAAATCAGTAGGTATAAAATTTGGTATTAATAAAAGATGGGAAGCTGTTGATTTAAATGAGCATAATGTAGTTGATCTATATAAAATATTTAGAAAATGCTATATACAATTATCAAACGGCGTACCTCCAGTTATTAATTGTTTAGATATAGAAGATGTTCGCTTTGAACACTCCTCGTATCCTGGAACATTCCCCGAGTTACTAATAAGTATTGGTAATACTGCTTTACCAACTACTGCTACGTTTCCTGTAATAGATACAAAAATAGCTAGATACAGGGATGCGTTTCAAGCAGGTTATTCAGTAACACCGGTCCATCCTTTATATGGTGTAAATGCAGCTCCTGAAAATCTAACAGCGGTAATGCTCAAGAGAGATTCACCTGTTATAGATTATGATATTTTTCATAAACATTGCTTAATTTCAGTAAATGGATTTTATCACTTAACTGACACTGATAAAGTGAGTGGGTGTTTAGTTTACGATGCAATGAAAAGTCTGAGAATATCTAATCAGAATCAAATTGGCATTTATAGTTTTGAAGGTGTATGCTCTTTGGAATTAATAGCTATTAAGCCAGAGATGATCCATAAACAAGATCCATATGAAAAATTATCATCATCTGCGTATTTGCAAATAGATAAAGATTTGACAAATAAGAGTGTGATGCTAGTAATTGGTGGTTATTTACACACAGTAGATTCTAATACATTTACAAAAGTTGGATTGAGTGACTTTAAGATAGATTTTAAAAACTATCAGTTATTAGACAGGTATTATGAATCATCCAATTATATAGACATGTCTTCTTTAAATCTATCTGTTACAGAAAGAAACTTGTCTCAAATTAGTATTGAGGAGATGTTTAGTGATGATAAAATCATATCTTATTTAACGTTAAGTCAATCTTTTTTTGTAATATTGGATAATCCCGATATATTTACAAATAAACAATATATAAAAAGATCTAACATGTACGGCATGTATATCTCTTATCAAGAACCAAGGTATCCGTTGGTGGTTGGTTTAGGTAGACACCCTGAGTACATTAGCACTTTAGAAGATGGTCAGTATTCTGTAACTATTCAAGACAACACTATTCAAAACAAGATTTACAATACCGTAAATCCTTTAAATTTAAATAGCGTATCAAATAGTAATTTATCAATGTCACACAGTTCAATTGCAGCTGGGTATTTTTTAGAAACAGGTAAAGACCTTTAAATTAATATGTCAAATTCAAATTTTATAGATAACCTTAATGACGCTCGACAGCGCGTTAAGGAAAATTTTTGGATCTCTAGCGCACGTGCACTATTTGATACCGATCTTTTAGGTGTACGTTTAACGTTGTGTTTCGCTGAAATTATTTGGGCCACTCTACTGTTTTGGCCAGGTGACACATTTGCGAGACCCACTTACCACGTAATGGCTGAAGTCATGGACGAGGAATGGTGGGGATTAATATTTGCTATCTCAGGGATATGCCAATATTTAATTATCACGTTTGAGAACTTTGGCGGTAAAGTAGCTAGATATTTTTCAGCATGGAATGCATCACTATGGGTGTTTGTTACACTTAGCATGATGAACTCTGTAACCCCACCACCTGCAGCTATTAGTGGCGAAATAGCTCTAGCAATAATGTCTTCGTGGATTTGCTTTCGTCCAATCTTAATATCAATCGTATACCATTATGCAATTAAACGAAAATCTAGATTCTTCAATGACTCAAAATCGTAGGGCGACTGATAGACTAGACGCCCTCCCTACTAACCAAGACATCTTAGCAGCAGTTAAGGACCTCAGTAATCACTTAGCTCAGATGGAAAGATTATTAAAAGAGCAAAGTACTGCTTTTCCTAATAATGACCTGGATAAACCTGATTACGATGGTCACCGTAAAGCACACATTAAGCTAGAGAAAACTGAACAAACAATTTCAGGTTTAAAAATAGACGCTACTAAAACCATCATCGGTATAATACTAGTGTTTATATTTGGATTAATGTCAGCTGGTTTCGTTACGAAATTAACAAGTTTACAAGTTACTCAAACTAACTCTACTGGTAAATAATTAATAAATCCCACTATAGCTCTATAAAGAACTATAGTGGGATTTATGTTGTTCACATTTTGGATAATATTAAAGCTGCGTTATAAAGCAACTGATCACATTTAACATTAATTTGATTTGCTAATGTTAACGTTTGCGATGCATTTGTATTTAAATCATTTGTTAATGCAATCAATGGGTTATTTAGGATACCATCAATCACAGTTTTAATGTTATTGAGTTGGTTAAATAACTCCATGTGTTCATTATCATCACCTAAAATGATAGCATTTCTAATTTGTTCCAATGCTACAACTAGGTATTCAAAACCTATCACATCACCAATTGCGTGCAGATGCATTGTAGGATCAAACTCTGATGGTTTGTCTACAATATCTCTCCATGTAACTAAGTCTTTATTTAGGTTAAGATTTTCCATGAGAAGACGAATAGCTTCATATCGTCTTTCATAAGCACCACCCAAAGTTTGGTAATCGATTTTTACTTCACGGATACTTTTATCTGTTAGTAATATAATCGTACAGATCTCTTTACCTGTTTTAGCAGTTGGGAGACCCACAACATCAACACACTGATAACTGATATTTCTAAAAAGTAACTCTTCATTAGCGGTGTTATATACTTTCAGTGATTCTGTAAAGTACGGTCCGTATATTGGAGCTATTGATCTGATATCATAATTAGCCGGTGCGTGAGGTTCGCCTACTACTAGATTGTCTACACTGGTTCCAGTGTAATCTAGTGAATATCTATAAGGTAATAATGTTGGCATTATTAGTAACCAAATCTGGTAGGTATATTTAATGAAAAACTAGATAATCTGTAAGATTGTCCTTGAACAATATTGGTACCTGTATCTAAAATTAGATCTGCGCCGCTACCGTTAGCTCCAACTGTACCGTAAATATTTTGTAACAAAGGGTTGTTCAAATCTATACCTGTATTAGGTTCAAAAGTATTAGTTGACTTTGAACCACTTATCCACCAGAACCATGTAGCTACACCCGTTGCAATAGCTGCCTTATAATCAGTTGCTATTTTAACAGGGTTTGACGTAAAGTCAGATGTTACAAAATCACCTACTTGATCTTTACCTGTTAAATAAGCAATTAATATATCATTCTTTCTAGCATTTATTGTAGCGATGCTAGTAAAATTCACAGGTACTGCACCCTTCATTATCAATACACATGCGTTAAGGTCTTCTCTACTGGCAGGCAATGAGTTCTTAGCTGCTAATAATCCACTATTAGCTCCTATTGGTGTAGCGTCACCGGCACTGACAGCTGATGGACATTCAAAGAGTTTGGGTAAATTTCTAGTTACCCAACCTGGACTAATATCTATTTTTGACATATTTAATTCCTTTAATATAAATTCGCACTGATAGTTCCATCTGCAATCGGATTAAATATACCAGTTGAAAAATTAGTGTTTTGAAATCTAATGACCCCGTCTCCGGCTTTATCAGACACCGATAAAACTAAAAAATTAGCATTTGGTAAAACTGTTGCACTTTCAGCTTGAGAAATCGTCATTGTTTTAGACCAGAAAATACCCCAACTACCAACACCTGAATGATATGTTTTTGAGCTGACTTGCGACCATGGTCCGCCAGTCGCACTGTAAGATGAGACTATACTTAACAAGAGACCCGATGGTGTATTGATCATCGATCCTTCCGCATAATGCGCTAAGAAATTAGGACTCGTAGTATTGTACGTTGCCCAATCGTCCACTATTTCTTGAGCAGTTGGTTGAGCACCTGAATAAATCGAAACAGCACATCCGTAGTTCCAAGGTGACTCTAATCCACCAAGAATAAATCTATTTAGAAAAGGCCTTTTTACATTTTCATGAAATTTAATTGTCATTATATTATCCTTAAAAAAATTATTAGTATACCCCGGTATTAATACCGGGGTATACCCTGTCATAGTATCGTATATTTGATAATTGCAATACTACTTAATAAATATTAAGCACTTATCAATACATTACCTCTACCGCCAACATAACTATTACATGTAAACATCATGTTACCATCTGCTGACACGTGTGCATCAGTCCAGTATACATTTAGTCCTTGACCATCGTAAGTTGTCCAAGTAGCACCACCATCTGTTGTAAAGTAGACATCACCTAATCCCGGAACAGCTATTATTTTACTACCGTCTGATGACATTGACACAGATGCCCAGAACCTTGAACCTAAGCTTGTTATAGCTGTCCAAGTAGCACCGGAATCGTTAGACATGTAAATGTACTCAAAAGTAGCAGCTATTATTTTACTACCGTCTGATGACATTGACACAGATCTCCATGATTTAAGACCTGCATTAGTTCTCTGAGTCCAAGTAGCACCAAAATCGCTTGACGTGTGAATATACCCACTAGCGTCGCTGGCGTTTTCACAAAGAACGATTTTACTACCGTCTGATGACATTGCTGAATCAGCCCAATATTTCTCAGTTGCACCAGCAACACTTAAGTCGCTCCATGTCACACCTGAATCATTAGAGTACCTGGCTCTTGTAAGACTACCACCGATTACTATTTTACTACCGTCAGAAGAACACGATATTGTTCTCCAAGCTGCAGTCCCGGCAGACACCATAGGTTGCCAACTAATACCGAAATCATCTGATTTATATACACGTTCAGGCTGAACAGTTGCATACATCTTTGACCAGTCTGTATTACCTGTCACATCAGTCCACCAGATAGAGCTATTGAAAACGGCAGGTGCTCCTCCGGCTGTCATTGTCGCTGTGGCGCCACCGTCACGTGAAACGTATAGATAACTAACATCATTTAAAGCAGCAAATATAGTTCCGTCTGAATTTGATTTTACTTTTCTCCAATTTCTTCCACCAGTATAAGTGAGTACTATATCCCAAGCATCACCCACTGTTGATACGTAACCACCCAGCATTAATGGCATTTCAGAAATAACGTTATTAAAACTAGAGCTACCAATGCTTACATTCAATGGTATTGAATGTAATGTTTCTGCATATAAACTATCAATACCGTGATTTAAAGAAACTCTAAAATCAGTTGTACTCATGTTCTTTAAACTATCTTTACCAGAGTTTAAAGAAACTCTCATGGTTGGTATAACATAAGCTATGCTAACATCTATTACCGTAATAGGTGAACTTATAGCTAACGTGTGAACACGTGTGTCGTTTAAATATAATGCTAGATTGAAATGCTTTACATCATCAACGAGTGCGTCTTTTATAAATGTAAAACTTATATCTGACAGATTGTTATTAATAGTACATGTACCTGTAAAAGGTATTGTAATATCTTGACTATCTGCTAACCCCATAATTTCGTAATACAAAATAGTATTGTTACTTATGTTCGTTGTATTAATTGTAAACGCTATTGTGTCACCTTCATTGATAGTGTATCTATCAGGTGTTATTGTGCAACTGACTGCTTTACTGGTGTCATTAATAGTTACTGTTGGCCCAGTTACTAAAAAAGTATTTTTAATTGAGCTCGTATATAAAATAACATTAAATGTCTCTACCCCTTCTGTTTTATTATCGTTTTTAGCAGTTAATGTAAAAAATGCAGTGTTGTTATTTATTGTAATATTAGAATTTAACGGTTCATTAAAATCAGTGCTATCTACCAATCCGTTAATTTCATAATAAAGTACGGTCCCGTTAGACACGTTTTCAGTATCTATTGTAAATGTAACGCTACTACCTTCATTTAATGAAGTAGTGCTAGCTCTGATTACATAAACAGGTGGATTAACATTATTGGCAACATTCACTATTTCAACTGAGTTACTAGCAGCTACCATGTTGGTACCGTTTGAGTCAGTGAACAAAAGAGTGAAGAAGCTTTCAATGGGCTCGTTTATTGTATCTAGTATAGCTGAAATTGTCAACGATGCTTTATTATTAACAACTGTAACTGTACCCCAAGTGTTTTGGTACACATCTGAACTATTAATACTGGATGATAAAGCATAATAGAGCGTAGTTCCATTTGGTACAACAGGTGTCAATATCTTAAATGATACCGACTGACCTTCCATTATTGAATACTTGTCCGATGTAATTAAATAAATATTTTGTAATTTATCCACGTTTGGACTATCTATAATGGTAACATTAGCCGATACTGCTAAAGGTACATTATATTTATTCAATTTCCAAATGCATACTTTAAATTGCTCATCTAGTTCAGTTAATAAATCTTTATTAATGTATATGTCGTATTTACCAAGACCGTCTTTAATGTATAACTTAGTGGGAGCTAAATCAAATACTTGATAATCGTCTACTGAAAATGTATCAGTAACTTTATTGATAGTCACATCCACGTATCCATTATGATTAGTGTCATTTGTAGTCACCACAAATGTAACCATTTCATTTTCGAACACATTAGATTTAGTTGCCACTACCGAGTAGTTTAAAACATCGTTATTAGATATTAAAATATTTTGACTAATTGAACCTACTCTTAATTCTTCAAAAATCGTATCTGTTGTAAATGGTGCGAAATTGTAAATATATCTAGCTACACCCTTGGTAATTCTTAGCTCATCAATATAAGCATCGAATTCCCATTTTTGTCCAGCCTCAGTACCTATGTTCAGGTTAGACCCGCCTGATGACATTGTAATGGTGATTGGTGAAGCTAATACTTTAGTGCCGTCCACGAATAAGTAAATAGTCTTATTTGTGTTTACCGCCGCAAAATGTACCCATTTATTTGTAATGGATTGAAATTTAGGCGTGATGAATAATTGTGTAGCTGCATTACCGTTACCGGTACCTAACATCAAACTAATGAATGTGTTATTAACAGTGATTCTGTATTGAGGAAAAGCTTTTCCAGCTATACCGTCTTTATCCAAAATAAATAAAGATGCATCAGATGTTAAATAAACATAGAACTCTATAGTCCAATTATTAACATTAAATAAATCTAGAGAATCGGAATGTTCAATGTACGGGCAGTTTAGAGCATTACCTTTAAAATAAATACTACTCTTACCAGTAACATACTGAGTCGATGATATTTTTGCACCTGTAAGTGATTTTACACTATGGACTTGAATACCACTGTCTTCAATGAATGTGCTGGCGTCAACTCCGTTACCCTTGAGATACAGGTTAGTATTATTCCTATATGGATCTAAAACATCTGGCGGTAAAATAGGCATAGGAGATATAAAATTACTAATGTATCTAGCTAAACCTTTGGTAATTCTTAACTCATCAATATAACCATTAAAATAATCACTTTCATTTGTGGGGTATGTTCTACCCACCACAAACTCTTTATTATTTAAGTTAGTCGTATTAACAATGCTGGAGTCCAGTAATCCATTAATGAATAACCTCACTACACCTGCTGCACGTGTAACAGCTATATGGTACCATGTGTATTTTATAACTGATAATTTGCCTTTTATTTCGTAAAAGGAATCAGATATACTCCTACCTATTTTTACATTTATTTTTCCGTTCAATATTGATACAGAAATACCGTAAGTGTTTAAAGGATCAATGTAAGTGCACATGTTACCAAAACCGCCAGTATCTGTATTATTAAAATACATAAATGCTTCGATGGTAAAATCGTTGACACCTAACACTACAGATGTACTGGGTGATATTCTTAAATAATCGCCAGCACCATCGAATTTTAAACTACCACCACCTAAATCAGTATAGGTGGTACCGTTAACTAAATCACCGTATGCGGTAATTACGTTTGGACTCATACTACTGTCTTTGACCACAGTAGAACCTATCGCGCCATCACCTTTTAATAACAGAGTCACTTTATTAAAATACGGATCTGCTGGCATAAATCTAGATCTAATCTCAGTAGTGATATTGGAATCATTCACTACCACCGTGCGACTCAATGCTAACAACGTATCGTTTTGATCATAGAGTCCATAAGTCAGAAATCTATTACCTTCAATGATATTATCTCTAGTAATGCTTACTGTGGCTACACCTACATTTTTATTGACAGTGATAATATTTTCATAAACAGTATCTAAATCTACAGATGTAATTGTAGTTAAATCATTGTTATAGCCGCGATAAGATTTTATTTTGTAGACAGTGCCGTCTACTGAATCAGTAGTGAGTAAATTAAAATCTAAATTATCACCTTCATACACACTAGTTTTACTAGGTATCAAAGTAAAAGTAGGTTGATTTAGAGAAGACGATGTCAGTGGTGGACCAGCCATCTCCCTCTCTATACGGAGATTATTTACTCTGGTGAAAAATTTCTCAGCTAAATTGTATTTCAATTGAATATAATTTAAATACCTATTAGCACTGGCTAAGTTAGCTTTAGCATTGTCTATGATTTGCACTTGAGCATTTATGTCAATGTTCTCAATTGCCTTAAATTCTATTGAATTAGCTTTAGCATTAATATAATCTAATTTATTTAAAATATAAGAATGTATTTTATTATCAGCTAATTCAATATCTGCTTTAATCCATTTTAACTCATCTGTAATTGGGTCTAATCCGTATACATCTGCGCTATCGTGTAAATGGTGAGCAGGTGGATATTCATCTGGTTTATGTAATATGTCATCCCACTCTATACCGCTCATCGCAGCAGTCATCTGTCTATAAATTTCCATCATCAATGGTCTGTTTGGACTATCAGATCCACCTAGAGCTTGATATGTAATTTCTATTTCAGTAGAAGCAGAAGATCTTATTAATAAGATTACAAAACATATTTCGCTACCAATATCAGCGCTTACTTGCGGTAGCATTTCTACACATTTATAATCTAATTCTCTTTCCAGTAAAATAGATACACCGTTAAATGTACTTATTGAATATACTTCAAGTGTATTTGTATAATAAGCACCATAATTAGGTATGATGCATTTCACAACCGTCGATGGTAAAGTATATCTTTCTAAAACTATTTTATTTGCTGGAGATACACCTGTAGTGTCTAGATCTAAATAAAAATTAGGTACAATATTTGGCATGATTTTCCTTTTATTTTTTAATCATAACATGAAGGAAAGACATCATAAATACCAATACCCTCACATAGGTATTGGTATTTATGATAATCGTTTAAGCATAGTTCCAATTTGAAAATTTTTCATTAGCGGCTCTTCTATGGATAGTACCTTTATCAATATTTAATTCTCTAGCTGCTTCAGAAATACTATTGAAAGTAATTCCATCAGCCACTACTTTTTTACTTCTTAAAGCATTTTGTTCTACGAGTGTAGCTCTACAAACATCTAATTCTTCTTGGGATTTGACTCTACCAGTATTGGCTAACTTAATTGCATTAATAGTAGATTGCGGTGGAGTGATTCCTCTTTTAGCTTCACTCATTTTAGCTCTGGTTTCTTCAGATCTTACTATTCCAGTGTTTGCATTTTTAATAGCTTGAATATGTTCTTCTGATAATTTTCTACCGATATTGGCTTCTAGACTAGCTGCTCTGGCTTGAGGTGTAAATGTTCTATCTTTACAAATCTCTTTCATTTTCTCGATAGTCTCTGGGGTGTGTTTAATTCCAACATTGACATCTGATAAGTGTTGTCGGGCAGCTGGATCTTTCATAGCTTCAATGCCTTTGACTCTGAGTGCTTCTACTCTCTCAGGTGACAACGGTACACCTAAACGAGCTTTGACTGAGTTTTCTACTGCTTCTCTTGGTGGCACTCTACCTACTGCTAATTCTTTTAATTTCTCAATAGTTTCCGGAGCATGTTTTTTACCTTCCATTGGACATTCTACATTAATCGCAATATTGTATAATTTACCAGTAGGTGCAAATTCATTTAACAATTGTTGTTCGATTTCACGTATATTCACATCTCCATTAGCTGGTATAGTAATTGCTAAAAATTGAGTATTGTCTTCATTAAAAGCATTTTGTAGTTTATAATTAGAATGCTTATTATGTTTTAATTCTGAAAAATGTTTTTTAACTCTGGCTTTAAGATCAATACTACTTCCTATGTATACATTTTTTTCTACTAAATTACCTAATATGTAGACGCCTTTTTTCTTTTCCATTCTTAACTCCTAATATACATGTTTATTCAATACATGTATATTAGGAATAAAAAATTACATATGTATATAATATGTTTATACAACATTCAGAATCGGTTCGTTGCAACCGATATCGAGGAACTTTTCTATACCAGCTGTAGTGTACTTAGCAATATGCATAGAAGAGATGAAAGAGATAATTTGCACCCCAATAGCTTCATTGAAATTAAAACTGCCACCGCCAGCTGATGTAATGTTAATTACTTTATCGACACCTGAGCAAAGTCCAATTTCTGAAATTATTGCATAGTCTTCATTTGCATAAATGATATTGGCTACATTGAGTAACTCTGCAATATCTTCAGGTGAGAAGGACACTGTAACCATCGCTGTGGTGGTGATATAATCCCCTGCTAGTACATTGACACCTGTGTTATTAATGATGGCAGGAACAGGGCTTAGAGAGCCTATAGAGGGCACGTATGGCGTAGATGTAATCACACCGTTAAGTACTGACCTATAATCAATCTCGGACACCACACCTGTCATGTCAATTCGACGTAAATAATAGGCAATGTAAGTGGTTCCATTGTAAACCACTTCTTTACGCAGAGCGTAATTTGCCCTCTCTGTAGATGTTAAATCGTTGTCTATGGTCCTAAGAGCAAATGGTAGATGCTTAAAGAGCGCTGCGTCGGTTGCTTTATGTTGATTGATTTTTGTGAGTGGAATGTTATCCGCACCCATTGTCATTTGATGACCACCATTACCTATGCAGAAATATTGCACTTTTGGATAGGTACCTGGCGGTATAGCTACACCACTTTGAATAGCAAATTTTTCGTTTAGTGTAGTGAATTCTTTAATATCGTGAGATATACCTAGTAGCTCACACGACTGTAAATACGATCCAAAAATTGTGCGGACCACCGATTCCATATATTTCCTTTAAAAAAATTAACAAAAAAAATAAGAGGTATGTGCCTCTTATTTTTCACTTATCTATTTCGTGATAAATATCTATTTTTAGCAATAGTAGATAATTTAGCACGAGTTTCATCAGATCTTTTAACACCTGTCAATTTAGCTATGGTTTCAGGAGAATGTTTTCTTCCAAGATTAGCTGCTACTGTTTTAGCTATGACTTCGGGTGATTTTTTCCTACCAATATTAAATGCTCTTATTTTCTCAATAGCTTCAGGAGTTTGTTTAAACCCTAATCTAGCTTTAGCATTATTAGCAATAGCTGTAGGTGATTTCTTTTTACCTTTAAGAGCTAATGCAATTCTAGCTTTATGTTCAGGTGAGAATTTTCTACCTAAACCACCAGCACTGATATTTGCACGATGTTCAGTACTTAAAGGTACTCCTTTTTGAGACTCAGAAAGCTGCTTTAAATGCTCACGTTTTTCATTTGAACATTTACCGATATGTGCTTCACTGATTTTTTGCTTAGCTTCTTCTGTATGTTTTCTACCTAAACCAGCTCTAGATATCTTTGCCTTGGCAGCAGGACTTTGATATAATCCTTTAGTAGCTAAGCGAGAATTAATTGCAATGTTAGACATGTATTTGTTTCGACTATTTTCATCTAATAATTTCTGTTCTAAATCATAAGCGTCTTCTCTGGTTTCTGTAGGAAAGAATTGATAAGAAATATTTTGATTATCTCTGTACACTTTTTGTAATATGAGACTATGATGTTTATCATGTTTCAGTTCATGTAAATGCGCTCTTTTTCGATTCCCAAAATTTCCAGTACTACCTACATAAAATATGCCAGTATTCACATGTGTCAGTATATAAGCACCACATTGTTTGTTTTCCATAATTAAGCCTATTTATTATTAGTTAAACCAATAATGTAATATGGGACTGAATTATTCTACAATGTGACCGATTCCATATTTTAATTCCTTAGAAATGATTTAAATATTTGTTAATAAATAGGAGGAATCATCCTCCTATTTATGTTGTGTTTTAGAAAGTCCAACTAGTGGGAAATTCTATTTTCATACCCGAGATTCTGTATGAATCACCTGTTAATAAATTAACATCAGCCATTTCTAAATCAGCGCCTGATCCAATCAAACCTACTGTTCCAATAGCTTGTTGACCTATAGTTCCCGGGTTGCTACCATTTGGTTGTCCACCATAACTTCTTAACCAAAACCAAGTAGCTGTCCCTGTTGCTTTAGCTACATTAAAGGAAGTAGATATAATAGCAGGATTAACAGTGTAGGAACTAGGGTTAAAATGACCCTGTGCAGTATCGAAAATAACTAACTCATCACTGAATCTAGATTTTATTTCTGCCCACACCAAAGTTGGTGTTAAGGAACCTATAGATGTAGGCATTATACCTTTCATTATAGTGATAACTGATCCCGTTGCTTGTGCAGTGTAAGTAGCAATATCAGGGTACCCTAAACCTATAGCAGCAGATAACACACCGCTATTTGCCTTCACAGCTAAAGTAGACCATGAGTTGGAATACATTAATCTAGATACCATATTGCCAGTGCCAAGAACCCAACCACTGCTTAAATCTATTCTATTAGACATTTTTAATATTCCTTTTAATTAATCATGACAGCGTCAATAGAACCGTCAGATATTACTTTGGATACATTTGCCACAAAGGAAGTATCTGCAAATCTAATGGCTCCAGGTCCAATATCGTTAGACACCGGTACCACAATAAATTCACCATTTGGTAAAGTTGACGCATCCATTTGAACTTTAGTAATATTAGTTGCCCAAAGAATAGCCCAAGTAGCATTGCCGGTATTAATCCCATTACTCGCTGGTGGCACTGCCAATTGTAATAAAAGACCATATGCAGGTTGAGACCAAACAGCACCTGTAAAATGACCTAATAAATAAGGTGTTTCAGCGCCGCCTTGCGTAACTATTCTTATAGCAGTAGATGTATTAGTCGCCATCGATAATGCTATAAACACACCGTTACCATAAGACAAAGAATGTAAAGTATAACCAGTAGGTAGAGCTTGCTGTACCCATGTAAATGCATCTGAGCTCACTGCACAGATAGTACTTGTCTCAGATATAGCTAAGAATGACCCATTTGCATATTGGATTTCACTCCACAATGTGCTAGCTGGCAACAACACTTGATCCCAATTAATCCCGTCTTCAGATGTAATAGATATATTAGTGTCTTTAGCAATTGCCACAAATTTGTTACCGCCAAACGTAATACACTTATAAAATAATTTAACAGGTGCAACACGTTGTATCCAATTAATACCATCAGTTGATGTAGCCACCATAACACTGTTATAAGCTATAGCTACAAATATCCCGTTGCCGAAAGCAATAGAGCGCCAATCAGCTGTTGCAGGTAATGTTCTTTGAACCCAAGTAATTCCATCTGTTGATGTAGCAGCTTTATTACTATTACTAGCTATAGCTACAAACACACCGTTACCGAAACTAACATCAATCCATTCAGCAGTAACAGGTAACACTCTTTCAACCCAAGTGATTCCATCTGTTGATGTAGCCGCTATTGAACTATTGTAAGCTATAGCTACAAATGTATTATTTTCGTATAATACACTAATCCAATGCGCATTCACGGGCATAGCTCTAAGTGTCCAGTCAATACCATCTGCAGATGTATTCAGACTTTTCGAATTCATCGCTACTGCTACAAAGAGACCAGCGCCGTATGCAATTGATCTCCATCCGGATGAAGCAGTCCAATCTGCGTCTTGCATTAAAGTGTGGACATCGGAAGTAAAACTATTGGTGTTACCTGCTATATTTGTTTTGTAATTAGTCCAATTCGATACAACTTCCGAAGCCCTAGGTTGCGCGCCTGAATAAACAGAAATCGCTGCTGGGTTAGAAAAACCAGCTAACAGACCCTGACCTATCATCAGATTTCTTACATTGGAGTGCCATTTTAATGTCATTTTATTTTCCTTTTAATATACCCAAGATGTGGGGAATTTTAATTTAAAATTTGTGATACGATATGTTAAATCTATAATGATGTTCGTATCAGGTATCTCTAGATCTTCACCGGTATCCACCATGCCGACAGTACCGATAATTTGATGGGGTATGTCCTTTTGTCCGGCGAGACCTTTTGCTCTAACTCTCCACCAGAACCATGTAGCTATGCCACCAGCTACCGATTTTACATAATCGGTTTGAATTGTACAAGGATTAATATTGGTTATGCTTTTAGAAAAATTAGTAGGATAATTAAGAGTGTCTTCACTATATGCACAAGTGTACAATATTAATAAGTCTGAATTTCTAGAATCAGTATCTACTAAAGTGCTAAAATCTAAAGGCACCTCACCTTTCATAATTAATATCTCACCTGTCCACCCACCGATGTTAGGATTATTGTTTAGTAACGGACACTCCGAATATAAGGCATTTGTTGGATTCATACTTCGAAATGTTGGATAACCAATCATTCTACCTGTATAATCCACACCTAATTTAGGCGATAATTCTATTTTTGACATTTATTTAATCTTTCAAACTATGCTTGCCGATATAACACCATCCGCAATAGCTTTAGATGTACCTAATAAAAAATGCCTATCTGGGTTAAATCTAACAATTCCAGATTGAGCTAATGTACTAACTTCGCCTACTATAAAAATATCATCGGGTAATATATTCGATGCTAATTCAACTGAACTCACATCTTTAGACCAAACAATACACCATGAACCTTGACCTGCATTGGTTGGTAATACAGGGGGTGGTAGAGTAGTTATACTGCAAAATTTAGAATCGCCGTCCAATGGTTGGGACCATACTGCTCCGGAGTAGTGCGCTAAAAAACTAGCATTTGCAGAATTATAATTAGCCCAATTCGCTACGATATCTGCAGCGTTTGGCTGCATTCCTGAATAAATAGTTATACCTGATGGTGAACCAAAGCTTGCACCTAAAATACCTCTACCTATCATCAAGTACGCAATATTTGGATGAAACTTAACTGTCATTTTTTTACCTTTATTTATTAAATATACCCAGTAGATCATTATCTACTGGGTATATGTTGTTCATACGATTTATGTATAATTACTATTAAACGTGATTGTAGGTGATGTAGCTAATGCCACACCTGCATCACCAGGTATAGAACCTCTAGCTACCCATGCCGCATAATCATGTAATGTTATTTGGAATGTTTCGTTAGGTTCATATACTCCGTCTACTTTAGCTGTTATAGAGAATGTGCCAACGTTATTATTAACGGTAAAGTTATTACCGGATCCTAACATTGTACTAGATGTCCATAATAAGTCTTCGAAACCTAATCCTGCAGAATTATTCAATGTTTGATAGAATATTCTAGTTCCGTCAGGCACACCTGTTGAATTTACTGTAAAGTTAACTGTACCACCTTCGTTAATACTTGTAGAGCTAGTTGCAATGCTGTATGTTCTACCAGCTGGAGGAGCTGGTGGTGGCGGGCTTGTTATAGCAACACTTGTGTCAAGAATAGTAATTGGGCTACTGGTGGCTAATATATCAGCATCTGTGTAACCTACATTACCCGGTTTGTATTTATACAAATACATTACAAATGATTCAGATCCTTCTGTTTTTAAATCATTGGTAGTCCAAGCAAGTGAATTTTGGATTCTACCATTTACCAAATAATCTGGTTGTCCTACAACTGTATTGTAAGATGTATTTGGACCAGTTCCGAAATCATACATTTCAATATTGGTACCACGGACACTCATTGAGTAACCTGAACCTGAAGTATCATTAGATAAAACTGTAATTGTCATTTGCTGACCTTCACTAATCGTAGAAGGTGAGACTGAAATGCTGTAAGTGATCACCGGGGCTGTAACCGGGGGTGGTGGAGGCGGTGGAGGCGGGAACGGTGTTGGTGTGGGAGTTGGGAACGGTGTTGGTGTGGGAGTTGGGAACGGTGTTGGGGTAGGCGTCGGGGATGGTGGTGGAGGCGGTGGTGGAGGCGGTGGTGGAGGCGGTGGAGGCGACATACTTGTGTCGTAAACAGTGACTAAAGGACCTCTGGCTAACAAAGGTCCTGCAGGTGCCGATCTCAACGTAATAGCCAACGTTTCATTACCTTCAGTGGTTAGATCATTAATAGCTTTTAAACTAAAAGATGCTATGTTATTATTTATTGTGATTGCGGTATTCGCATCACTCCAATCACTGGCATATCCAAAATCAGTCCCTGTTGAAGTACCGTAACTAGGACTTAAATCTATATCACTGTACCAGTACAACACAGTGCCGTTTGGAACATTAGATGTATTCGCATAATAGGTAACTGTTATATTTTCTGAAATGTATGATGCACTCGATGTTAATGTATAACTAGGTGTATCGTCAACAATTGTCACTGTTTGTGAATAAGCCAATATTGAATTACCAGTAGAATTAGTTAATCCAAATGAAATTGTCTTATTCCAATTATTAGAATTACCATCTATGGAAACAATAGTGAATGTTTGTGGAGAACCAGTGACAGTGATCGTTCCAGATAAGGGCGTACTAAAATCAGTCGAGTTTGCACTACCGCTTATTTGCATCCAATTTAACACTGTACCTATTTCGACGTTCTCAGTATTAACGGTGTAAGTAATAACACCACCTTCGTTAATACTAGTCACATCGGGTGATATAGTATAAATTCGTGATTTACTAGTATCCAAAATTGTTATTTCAGGGCTAATGCAGAATCTGTGGGATAATTTAGAATTAACGACCTTTAATTTAAAGGTCTCATTACCTTCTGTTAGAAAGTCTTGAATTGCAATTAAACTAAATTCAGCAGTACCGTTCATGATCGCTACTTGTGATGAAGCATTGTAACTATTAAAATCACTAGTATATCTAGCAACACCTCTTGTGACTCTAAAGTCATCTATATAACCATGCATTGCTTCAGTGCCATTACCGTTGGCACCCACGGTTAATAAACTAGACCCAAATGAAACATTGTAGTTATTGACGGTCGATGCTAATACACCATTTATGAATAAATAAATACTTGTACCTGAACGCGTAAATGCAATATGTGTCCATGTATTAAGCGGTATGGCAGATGAAGCCAGTGTGTTACCACTACCTGTCCACATACATACTGTACCATTATCATCCATGTATAAACATAAATTATTTTCCTGAGATGATCTAGTGGAATACAACATTGCCACGCGATAGCTTGTTGGGTTAAACCATGTCTCAATAGTGAAATCTGAGGTACCTAAAGCCGACCAGTTCGGTACTTTGATATAGTCACCAGTCCCATCAAAATAGATACTACCGGAACCAAATTTCTTAGCGATTAATGATACATACGTGTCTCCAAATATTGTTAACTGTTTGGGTACAATACTAACATCAATTGGAACTGTTGAGTTATCAATGTTGTCACCACTAATCATTAACTCCACGTTGGTCGCATAAGGATCTGGGTTAAAATCATTTACGGATGCATTGCCTGAATAAATGAAATAATCCAGACGTTCACCATCAGGCACACCAGTTGTGTTTACTGTAAAGTTAACTGTACCACCTTCATTGATTGTTGTCACATCAGACGTCACTACGTACGATATAACATGCAAACCTATCGGAAATACGTGTTTAGCTGCATCAATTAAATTATTGTGTCTAGTAGATAAACCTACTGGATATTTGAATACAACAGGTTGAGTCAACGAACTACCATTTTCAGTTAAGCCTACTGGATATTTGAATACAACAGGTTGAATGAAGGTATTGCCGTTTTCAGCTAAACCTACTGGATATTTGAATACAACAGGTTGAATTAATGCATAACCGTTTTCACTTAATCTTACTGGGAATTTAATCAATTCTGTTTGAATTAATGTGTAATCTCGTGTTGCTAGTTTTACAGGGAACACTGCTATAGGTGATAAACTGGTATCATTTATCACTATGGTTTCAGTGCTAGCTAACCAAATATTTTGTTCACTATACACTGACATCACTAAGGTTTCTAATCCTTCAGTGAGTAAATCATCTTTTAATTTTAAACTAAACGTACCGGTATTATCATTAACAATGAAAGTTCCAGTAGGATTAAAATCAAAATCAGATTCGTTTATGGAGCCAGCAGAGTTTGCATACTTTAATGTGGTTCCATCCACCATGTACGTTGTATTTACTGTAAATTCAATTGTCTCACCTTCGTTTACAGAATATCTATCTGCAACAATAGTGTATATAAATGTAACTGGTGGTGCGCCTACTAATTTCAAAGGCGTATCTGCAACTTGAGTAATACCAAAAATGTCTGCATCGGATACTAATTCAAATTGTAGTCTACCAGCAAGCGATTGTCCTAATTTTATTAAAGTGTAATTACATGGACCAATTAAATACTCTATTTCATATTGATCTCTTTGTTGTCTATAATAAAGATTATTGTCTAAAGTGTAAGCAAAAATAATGTCCGAATACTCTTTATAATAATCATCAGTGCTATCAGCAGCGACTCTGCAACTTTTTACACCTGGATAATTTTTTGTAATGTGATTAGCTGAAAGTGTATCGTAATAATGAATATATGCGCCGTCAACTGTGGTCCAAGCTAAAACTAATCTCATCTCTACATCAAACGCCATCGATACTGTTTTTACACCACTAACTGTTAGAGTGAATTTTACAGTATCATATTCAGGCTTTACTTTAATTACACCGTTTTCATAGTAAACTATCCAACGTTTTAACTTTCTACCTTGAGACGGGTCATCTAAATCTACGCCACCCAAGACGATTTGTTTTAGGTGACGATACTGCTCATCGTTAGGTGGTAAGAATTCACTTACCACTGGTGGATCTGAAAATATTGTAGGTGGTATCATTTTTACCTCATTTTTAATTAATATCTCTAGGCAGACCATTTTCAGTCAACCTGATTGATCCAGTTTCAGTAGTTCTAAACCCACTATTAAATATACTAAGTTTAATTGGAACGTCTGTTAATTTGCCTTTAAATGCATCTGGATGAAATAGTGAGGAAGTGAAATATATTTTATTATTCTCTGTCACTAAATGTGGCGGCTGTAATGTATTTTCAGGTACCCCAAATACAGACGAACTAAAATAAATTACATCGGTTTCAGTAACAGTGGTAGGTGCTGTAAACTCAAATTCCGCAGGGGCTATTATATTAGGATTACCTGATAATAATAACGGTACGTCAGTTATGTTGTCAGCTACAAACATTCCACCCATAAACGTATTATGGATATCCATAATGCGAATATCTTGTTGCGTTACTGTTTCATCATTAACGTCCTTGGTCTGTATATCAAATATATCCACACCTTGAGGAACACAGAATTTATTAGATATATGTGTATATCTGTCCACTACTCTAATGTTTGCCAAATGTATTCTGATAGGATCTAACTTACCAATATGTTTAGACGATTTAATATCTATAGCTATATCAACGTGAGTTTTTGTATGTTCCCTACCTTCTATATCACCTAGCGGAAACACTGTATTTATATCTATCTTAACTTCTTCGTTTTCACTATTGATTATATCTTGTACGAAAACTGGAGCCGAATCCACGTAGTCTAAACTATTATCCTTAATCGATTCGTCACCAACTCTAACTGATGGCCGAGGTATAACTTGAATAGGTGGCTCTGATGAATTTCTAACTACTTCAATTGAATAACTGCTCAATAATTGAAGCATTTCCACCATGGCTATCTGAACTTTTCTTATGGACAGATCATCTACATTGTTTACGCCTGTGGTTTCAGTTATGATGCTATTATATAACTCGTAGAAATCTGACCCTTCATAAACTGTGAAATCTAAACCTAATCTACTAAACCAACTAGCGTATGATTCATTACCTAGACCCACTTTTTTATCTATGTACAATCTAGTAATTGCAGCTTGTATTTCACCACGTTCTATTTGATTTTCTACACCGTATTCAATTCTATATTGTTGTAGAGTAGATATGTATATTAATTTACATTTAGCGTAAAATACGTCAATTGAATCAATCGGACCAATCGTCGGTACCGTACTATGTATTAAATCTAGTTTAGATTGATCTACATACTTAGTGTCAGTCATTTTCCTGAGTTCACTTACATCTGTTTTAATTACAGGTAAAACTCTAGTGGCTAACGCACTTGGGATGTTAGGTAGATCTAAACCTATTGCTCTATTGATTACATATATTAAAAGAATGAATGCATCTTTTACACTCATGTCCACTATCTTTTTAGTTTTAATAAAAGAGATAGATACATAAGCGTTGTAGATATTTTCTGAAGACCAGTATAACCAATGATTTAATAAAATCATTTCCAATGTGTAAGGTGTGGATAATTGATAATCCGACACTAACGATTCTAATAATTTAGTACCTACTACGTTGGATTTAGAATCTTCTAATTTTTCCCTAATAGGTATTATATTATTTTCTAGATAAACCGCATTACCAGGCACTAAATCTTTGAGTTTTAAATTTACAGAATGTAATGATAAGAATGAATTCGGTGCATCAAGTTGCGTTTTATAATTTATTGGATTTCTTCTAAATGTAATGTTAGGATGTAAACTAAGTACTTCATTTGTAGGCGCACTAATCATTGCGTCAACATCGTGCTTCATGGTGAAATCATAAAGCGGTAAAGACCTAACAGTCATTAGATTTTCAACTAACCAATCAAACGTATCTCTCTTACCTGCATTTCTTTCAATATAAAGAATATTTCTATAGAAGAATAACGCCTGGTTAATTGTCATGACATCTAGATATTTGTCTAACATGCCATTACTTGCTAAATATTCTCTTATGTGAAAACTATGCGCTTCATTAGTTTTACAAGCTTGTAATCTGAGGTTGATAATCTCTGGGACTAAATGTAAATACAATTGTCCAAGATATGTGGCAACATATAAATCGTCACTGATTGCAAATTGTTTATTAATCCATCTGTCAACGTATTTATAAATCCAACTTTGAAGTTTATCTATTAGCGAATATTCATTAACATCAATTAAATATTTTGGGTAATTTAATATAGTGCCATCTTTTGCAGATATAGCTATATTTATATCAACTGGGTATAAAACACCTAAAATTAATAATTCATAACCAGGGTATTTCTGAATAAGTTGACGATAGTGTCTGTTACCGAATAAATAAGCTCTTTTAGTAGCTGGGTGATTTTCTAATACAGAAGATCTAAATTCAATTTGTTCTAAAGTGTCTAACGATGTTATAGTTATAACTTTAGAATTATTATCAAAAACGTCGCTAAAATGATAATTTCCGCTAATGTTTTGATAATATTTCCATGTACTTACGTCTGGAGAAACCGAGTTTAAACCATGATCAGCCATGACTCTTAAGTTAAGAGCGCGAGCTGCGTCTTCAAATTTAATAACTATTGTTTCAGCTAAAGTGTAAGTGTTTTCAATATATAACTTATAATAATTATTCATCTGTATCCTTTAAGATTAGAAAGATTAACTCAAATGGTAATACGCAAAATTCAAGAAGCTCAAATTAGCAATAAGTATCCGGCGGTAAATTTAGTTAGGAAGGATCCTAAAGTAGCCGCTATGATTTCTAAGACTGTTAGAAATAATCAGTATGCTACACCTAGAGATGAGCAAGGTAATAGAAAAACACTACTACCACACTCATACGCCTTTAAAGCATCTCTAGAAAAAAGAGCAAAAAGAAACAGTGATGCGGCGACCATTCTTCGCCTACTTCCAGATATTGAATTATCTATTCAAATATTAACTAGTTCTATTTTGTCACCTTCAGATATGATGTCAGTAGATGTAAATTTTACTGGACCGAAGAATTTATTAAACTCAGATTTATCCGGTAGTTTACTTAATAGACTGAAAGAATATTTCGATGAGACCTATAAAATTAAACCTCTTTTGCCGAAAATGTTGAGAGAGATCTTAGCAGAGAAAGGATCTTACCCGGTAGCAGTCATTCCAGAGAATGCAATCGATGATTTTATTAACAGTGATCAAGCAATATCTTTAGAAAATCTAAGGGATTTCGTAGACTCAAATGGTCAACCTAAAAACATCGGAATCTTAGGTAATTACATAAATGATACATCTAAAAAAAGTAAAATTGGTTTATCTTTAGAGGGCTATAAGGATAGCGTGAATGTATCAAAAATTGATAACAGTGTCCATTATGTTGAAGATATTTTAGGTAATTTATCGTATACAAAAGAGGAATACTTATTTGTAACCGATAATCCATCTACACTCAAAATATCAAAAATTAATAAGCTTTTAAAAACTAAAGCTATTAAGAAAACATTCAACGTAGGAAATAGAAGTTTCTCTTTTGAAGACAATGAAACAAATGTATCTGATTTTCAAATTGAGAAATTAATATATAGAACTAGACAGTTCCAAAATGAACCAGTTACCACGTTAAAGAAACAAGGTGAGTTAGGTAGAAGGACTGTAGGTAATCCTTTAATAATGAAGTTACCTAGTGAATCAGTTATACCCGTACATGTACCTGGAAACGTAGAACAACATATTGGTTACTTTGTCATTTTAGATGAAGAAGGTAATCCAATTGAAGCACCTGATAGTGAACATTATTATAATGGCATGGGCGCTGGAATGACTAATTCGTCTAATAATTCTCTATCGTCTAATATCATTAGAAAAGTAGAAACTAATATTGGCGGCGCTAACACATTTAACCCAGGAGCTGCACAACATTTAGATTTTGCAGCTCAAGTGTATTCAGACATGGTGGAGAGGGATTTAATTTCTCGCATTAAAAATGGAATACATTCTAACAATGTAGCTTTAGCTAAAAACGAAGAAGTGTATAGAATTATGTTATCACGTGTATTAGCTAGAAAATACACACAGATATTATTTCTACCAATTGAATACATGACGTATATCGCTTTCAAATATAGTGATGACGGCATTGGTAGAAGTCTGTTAGATGACACTTCTATGATTAATACTTTAAGAACAGTATTATTGTTTACAGATGTGATTGCTTCAGTAAAGAATTCAATTGGTAGAACACAGGTCACCATGACGTTACCTGAAGGTGACCCTAACCCGATGAAGACGATAGAAGTTGCTCAAGATGAAATTGTCAGATCCAGACAACTAGGTATCCCGTTAGGTGTCACTAACCCGTCTGATATTACTGACTTTATTCAAAGAGCTGGTTTTGAATGGAAATTCGAAGGACATCCAGGGTTACCTGATTTGAAATTTGATTTACAAAACACCAATACAAATTTCGCTAAACCCGATACTGACTTACAGGACTTCCTCAGAAAATCATCTATTATGGCCATGGGGTTATCACCCGAGATGGTGGATAGTGGATTTAATACAGAATTTGCAACTACAGTGGTAGCTAATAATATTCTATTAGGTAAACGAGTGATGACGTATCAACAACTCTTTTGTCCACTACTTAGTGATCATTTGAGAAAAGTGGCTATTAATTCTGAAGAGTTAGTTAATGACTTAAAAGAAATGTTGATGGAGAATTTTGAAGGTATTAAAATAGAGATCGATGAAATCGAATCAGATGAAATTAATACAATCGATGAAGAAACAAAGAAGAAAATAATTATTAATAAAGCTTTGAATGATTTCTTAAATCAATTCGAAATTGAATTACCTAAGCCACCATCTGTGACTCTGCAAAATCAATTAGATGATTTGAAAACATACATGGATGGTTTAGATACCGCAATAGATGCATACATATCTGATTCATTTATGACAAGTAGCACTAGTGGTGATTTGAGTAATGAGATAAATACAATCAAAGCTATGGTTAAAGCTTACTTCACTCGTAAGTTCTTATCTAATAATGGCAAACTATCTGAACTCACCGCTGTAAGAGAAGATGGCGAGCCACAACTTAATTTAATGAAAGAAATTACAGAACATGTACAAGCATTGGTAAGATCTGGTGTCACGACAATGGTTAAACTTCAACCGATCGTACAAGCAGCTAACCAAGATTTACAAGCTACTAATATGGATTCATCAGGCGATAGCGGTGGTGATGACGCGTCTTCGTCTGAAAGTTCAGGTGACGAGTTTGGTGGCGGTGATGATTTTGGTATGGGTGATATGGGTGAAGAAACTGCACCTGAAGATACTCCAGCTGATCCAGATGAAGAACCAACTGAAGATACAGAAGAAGATAAACCAGAAGAAAAAGAAGAGCCAGAAGAAAAGTAAAAAAAAATAAACCCGAAGGTTTATTTTCGATCCACTGATCTGTTTAAGGATCAGTGGATCTATGCCGCTTATGCCGCTGGACGGTTAGCGTTTGGAAGGTAGCTGCAAGCAGCTCCGACAACCGAGACGATAACGACCGCGACACCGATTGTCACTCCAAGGTTAAGGCCTGTGCGGGACGCGTCTTTCACGTCATCCCAGATAGACGATGTGCCGCGAACAGCGGCGACTTGGGCAGCGAGGCTGCTCTCTTGGGTAACGGCGGGTGTAGCTGTGGTTTGTGTTGCTTCTGACATGATGTTTCCTTTGTACTGCAGTACAATTAAATGCTAATGGGAGCATTTTAATACCCAAGTTAATATATTCCTATACTAATTCAATTTAGTCATATGTGACTGAAAAAATCTGGAATACGATTTTTACAGCATAATTGAGAAGGCGTCCCTTCTCAATTATTTCATCATTTAACTACGTTAACTAGATATGTGTCTTTATCAATAACTGACCTGTTTAACATATAGATCTTACGATCTAAAGTCCTAATCAGACATCGGTTAAATGTATACGAATAAGTATCTGCTTCTTTATAAATGTGGTTTGCTAGCTTATAAAGAATAGGTACATTATTTTCAAAGATAGCTACAGAGCATTTATCGTCAGGGATTTCAAATCGCAAATCGATACTAAAACAATGTAATGAAACAAAATAATCTAAGCTGTAAAAGAACGTTACGTTTGGTCTAAAAGGCATATCACTATTGAGATATAAACCAGTTAAAGATTTCTCGTAGCCATCAGTTGCATATGTGCAACAGTCTTCAATGATTTTCTTTTGACTCAAGCGTAGCGGATCACTAAACTTATCACCAAATTTCTTTTCAATGTAATCAATTAATTCTACACCTTCAGTGATGAATGAATCAATATTAATTGCTAAACACAGTTGGTTTTGTGTAAACCTATTAATACGTTCTGTCAGACGCATATTAAAATAATTAACAATTGTTAATTCATCAATAGGGTTATCTGACCTAATCGCCGCTGCTTTAGCTGTTTTTAGAATATTAAATGCTGTAAATAAATCTTCGCATGATAATAGTTTATCAGCTAACGGTTTTGGAGACGATAGTGTAACTAGTGGGTCATTCACATACGCACATGAACTGTATGCGATGTTCTGCACATTTTCTTTCTTTTTAGCCAATAGCATCAAATCGCAATCGCGCCAAATTTCTTGATCGCCTACACCTATTACATTTTTTTCTTTTTCTGTCAGTAGTTCTACATTTTCTGTACTTTCCGGTAATCCTGCAATCATGATATCTACCTCAATTTGTTTATTAGAAATACAATCACCGTTAATGTTACGAGCAAATTTTTCACTTCTAATAGCATTAGCTTCTTTTTCACTTTCCACTAAAGTCTGCGTTGTAACAGGTACTGTTATAGATTTGAAATGCTTATAGCGCTCCATTAATTTCTCCGGCGTTAATTCTTTTGTGAAAGGTATAGTTGGTTTACCTGGTTCTACTAAATAACATAACTCTTGCCTGTTTGGATCAAATGCTAAATTAAATGGATATTCTTTTGATGGAACCCATTCTGTTTTATCTCCAAATTTATCGGCTAAAGCAGGGACCACTGTAGCTACTGGAGGCGGTGGCACGATTGTTTCAATTTTAATAGGCAACGGTTCTTCTACTTTATCCTTAACTAAGAATGAGCTTCCAATTGACGGTTGTTGATTAGGACGGGTAAATGAATTTTGATTGTTATTTGAGAATACAGGCTGGCTATTTAAATTATTTCCGTAAATATTATTTTGCTGAGGCTGTTGCTGTTGAGGGAAAGACCTTTGATAGGGTGGAGGTGGCATTACTGATGGGTAAACAGCTTGAGGGAAATGATTATTTTGTTGTGGATATTGCGGCTGATTAAATCCACTTATACCATTTAAAAAGTTACCGAGTTCTTGTCGTACGTTTTGAGCTTTAATTAATGTATTCTGTACTTTATTGACAAACAGTGGATCCAACACTGATGCCAAACCGTTAACATTCCTCATATTTTCTGCACAAACCATTTCAGTCATTTTATTAGCTGAATCGTAAATAGCATCAGTTGGATTTGTAAATATACCTCTTTGCAAACACATGTCCGCATATATTGCAGTTAATTTAACTAACTCGTAGAAAGATTGGTTATTAAATACATTATCGCGCATCTGATTGTAAAGAAACACCCTCAATGGGTTTTCTTGTGCGCGATTTTGCACTACGTCGATACAGGCCGTTCCAATCAACGGCAGGAATTGCATTAAATTTTGATTCACTACTACAGGCAATGATCCTGGAAATGATCCTGGACTTACCTGTACAAACGGCGCCTGTAGCTGCACCGTAGAATACGGTAACGGTATTGGATAAGACATTTTATTTCCTTTTATGTACTACACATGTTAATGATATATGATCATAAAGATTTTGGTTATCTCCTAATCATCGATTGTACATTATTAATCAATTCTAAATATTTAGGGTTTCTTAAAAGTAAACCGGATGGTGAAATTTGTATATGCAAGTTTAATCTACTTCTTCCAGTTGGTTCTGATTTAGGTAAGCCGGAATATGATCCAGCTTCAGCAATAGATGCATTTAATCTTTTGCCCGGATCAGCTAATGCTAATCTATCGCGTTTACTTTTATTTCTACTAGAGCTACTTTGGGGCACTAATAGTAAAGTTGTTTTCAAAGCTTTATTATCGCCAGATGTTGACGTAGTTGTAACCTCACCATGTTCTCTTGTGATTTTAAAGATCAAACCTGTCTTTAAATTCATGTTCATGATGTTAATGATTTTATTTCTATTTAAATCTTTCTTTTGTGCGGCTTTAAGTTTAAAATATAATTTGAAAATTGTGCTACTAATTTCATAACAAATATAATAAAGAATACTGAGTTCTTTATCATACATCGTATTAATTCTATCATCCGACGATAATAACCAATCATTAAATTTATCGATAATCAATGCAAATATTTGATAAATGTTTGTGCAGTGAAAACCAATATCTTTTAACTTAGATGAAACTATACCGTCCACGTATTCGTCCAAAGACGCAATATGATCAGTTACGTCATTAACTAATTTACCACGATTAATGTTACCTGACCAAATGATGTGCCCGAGTAAATACATCCATAATTCTTTATGGTTTACATACTCAGGTTTTATGTGTGAAGGAAAGAAATCTACGCAATAGAAAAATCCACCTACTAGATTTTTCACCATTAACGTGTATTCTGATTTACGAATAGCTAATGCAATACTACTAGGTTCATAATACGATTTCCCAAAACCTCTCGGTTTATTAGGTGACATATAACAACCGCTATAGCAAATTACCCATTCGTTAGGTGGGTAATTTTCCTCATTTATTGTATCTGGTAAACCTACAACCGGTGTGCAGTTTGCAAACTGTTTAAATGTTTCATGTAATCCATATTTACAAAATAAGTAATGTGCTAATGTACAGTTTGCTTTAACTGTAGTTTTCTGAGAAGAATCATTTTTCTTATCATTATAAATGTCACTCCATGCTACTTGTACACTTTCTCTTACACCGTTAACCATATAGTGCTGAGCCGTACGATTAAATGTGAGTCTGGCTTTTAGTAGTCTAACAAACACATTTGTCATACCTACAGATATTACTCTATCTGACAAAATAGGAGAAATGACAAATCTACTTCCACCTAAAAAGATAATGCCTGCATCGCTAACAAACGGCAGTAACATATATTTAGACGGTAAATCTTCACCCAAATAACTAAATTTATACTCCATTAAGTAAACATCACTGCGGGCTGTATCGTAAACACAGCGACTTCCCTTTTTCTTTGTAGACTCGAAATATTCTTCTTGAGGCGTACATCGCCTGGAACCCAAATACAACATACCTGGTGGAAAACCTTGAGCTGCTGACCTAAAAATACTGTCTACATAATCTTCCACTTGTCTTAAATGTGTGCAAGCTAGACCATTTGCCAATATTGGATTTACATCTGGAGTAGCTTCATCTATGAGCATTTGCATTGATTTAGGAAACACGTTTATCCTTTAATTTGGGGAAATATGTTTTAGGTAAATTTACATTGTACCTATAGTTATTTATTACGCTTATATTTTTTTAAGCTTTATTTGGACTCATTTTAATAACAGCTGTGGCTATACCAATTACCCCAATAAGTATACCAGGTATAAATTTAACTACTTCAGATGTGTCTTTTCTTTCATAACTTCTCTTTTCGTAGAAGTCTCTCCAGTACATCGATTCTTGTTTTAACCTATGATCATGTTCGTCTCTGAGAAGTTTAAGTTTTTCTTCGAATTCTTTCTTCTCTCTATCTATTCGATCGTCTTGATCTTTTCTTTTAATTTCCAAAATTCTTTTTTCATTATCAAGATCTTGAAGTTTAGTATCTAACAAAGTTTGTTTTTGTTTATTTTCTAAAACTTGTATATTTAATTTTTGTGAAGCTAACTCAAGGTCTTGTTTCAATTCTGCTGTTTCTTTCTTAAGCATTTCTAAAGCATGCTCTTTTTCTAATAATTTTTCTTTTCTGATTAAATCTTCTTTATCCAACCTGCTTTTCTCTATTGCAGTACTTTGTTTTAATATTTCTAACTTGTGATTCAATGCCGACAATTCTTCTTTTCTAGTCAACTCTACGTTTCCATAATTTTGAGCTTCTTGATATGTATCATAAAGACCAATATTTTCTCTGGCTTCTGCTAGTGACATTTTAACCGCACTGACACCGTTGCCAGATAAAACTTCCGTATCGTTTCTAGAAGAATAAAAGAATATCAAGTAATCTTCAAATATAATATTACCCGATTTACCGCTATACAACTTTCTAGCAGGTGCATCTCTTTGTGGAAACACTGTAAACACTTTACCAAATACATTTAAATATACCGGTGATGCATTTATATCATGATTAACATATTTAATCTTTAAATTTAATTCCTGTTGATTAGTGTAATCATTTGTAATTCCAAATGTACCTATCCCTAGAAACCTAGAACTGTATGGATGTGCATCAATGGTAATGGTATCATTCAAAGATATCATTAGATCTGTTTGATAATGGTAAAGTGTATTACCTTTACATTTTAAATCATCTAATGTGATTAGATAATCTATCATTATTGATGTAAATATAAAAGATCTTCTATCTGTACCAGATAATACTTTTTTTACTTCTATTAATTCTAAACTATCTAACTGTGTAATGCTTTGTAAAGCATCCATCGCGGATGCTAAACTGTGCCCTTTTAGTTTTATTATTTTTCTAATAATAAAACCCTGTGTATTATAACTGGAAACATAAGGTATGTTGACAGCTAAACCATTTCTACCCATCACCGATATATTTCTATATGTTGAATTCACATAGAAAGTTTCTTCAGTGTATTCTATCTGTTTTAATTCTTCTAGTAGATTATACGCTGTTTGTGAACTGTAAGGATTGCCGTAAAATGTACGCATTGAATCTGAATGTAATCTAATAGCAATATTGCTATTAGAGAACACTGGAGGAATCTTCTCATCTGTTATCATTTTTATATACTCCAAAAACTAATACCAATGTAGTAATATGTGATCAAAAAAATATAGAAAAATAATTATAGCATATATGCCACACCTTAATAGGTGTGGCATATATGCTGCTTAAATTGAATACGGTTTACCAAGTTTGACGATTGCGCCAATATATTTCACTAGCTTGTTCTCGAATGTAATCTTTTTTATGCTAATGACACCTGTTCCGCTCTTTTTAGCATAATTCAGCCTCAGCCCACTATGAATCATGCTAGGTGGAAACACTCCCCCATCAGACATTACATTATCCTTTGTAAAGTCTGGACTATCTAGCCACTTATTGGCTTCATCAAAAGAATGATGAATCTTTGCTCTCGATATTGAATCGCTCCAATAAGGATAACCGCCAGACTGATCATCAATCGCAAGGTATGATGTTTCGTCATCAACTGTCACTGTTACTACAAACATTTTATTTCCTTTCGCTACTATGTAGCATTATACAAAACCAAAATTTATTTTTTACAGAATGCTATCAAGAGAATTCTTCTTTTGGCTCGGCGTATTTTGTTTTTTCATACAGAAGTCTTTTTTAGACTTATCTCATTTAACCGCTCTTGAGATAAGCAACCATAATGAACATACTTGTTTATGGTATTATCAAACCAAGCATTCCCATTAAGACTAATGAGATTATTAGACTCACAAACAGGGCATTTCACCCACTGTGAACCAAATTTTATTTCTTCAATCACCTGTCCGGTGTAAGCAATCTCTTTCATAAATACCTTTCTCGCAACATAGTTGCATTGGTTAATAGATAGTATCTCATTACAGTAATATAAGACTGAAAAAATCTAGATTAAGAAAAAAAAAATAGAGCCCGCCACCGGGTTATTTTTTCTACTCAGCTAAGCTGAAGCAGGTCGCGGTACTGTGGGCCAAGATCCCATTCGTAGATCCACAACTTAACAGCAAAGTCCTCTGGGTCATGATCAATAGACGCGACCCATTCTTCCATCTCTTCTTTAGAGTTGAAATAATGGTTACTTTGACTCTCGTTATTATAGAAACTCCGGTGGTTCGTAACCTTGCACACCCCCCACATCGCACTCTTCGGCCAATTACCTTGGACCTTGATTGCCTCTACATAACTGCCGGGCCAATGTGGTTTGATGCTGGCCAGGATAATGTCTGCTATCGGAGATGTAGTTATCTTACCCTGAAGCAATGCCATTTTAGTGGCAAACGATAGTTCTTTTGAAGTCGATGCATTCATATCTTACCTTTCGCTACTGTGTAGCATTATAAAATAAATTAGATATATTCCTATACCTATTCAATTCTAGTATATGTGACTGAAAAAAAATCTGGAATACAACATAATCCCCTAGCAAAGCCTTGTGAGCTAAGCTAGGGGATTATGAAAATAACCTACTCATTCAGTAGCGATATCTTTTTTTACACCGTATCTTTATCAGACAACGTGTTCTATTTTAAAATGTAAATATTTACCATTACCTAAAAACAATGTTCTAGCCAATTTGTCTTTAGCTATGTTTAAATGTTTACAAATTTCCGAATAATTTTCAAATACAATTTCTTCATTTGTTAACGTATTTATTAATTTTAATGGTTTAGGTTTATTGTTTTTTATTTTTTTATCTGGCAATAAACATAATATTTCTGGAGGTGTAGTGCATTTATATTGAATTAGCCAATCTTTTACTTTATTACCTTCATCACTGCGACCACCTTGAGCTTTTATCACATTTAAAGTTGTCCAATAATTTAAACCAATGAGATCACATAAATCTTTGAGTGTATTAGCTAATATTAATTTCTTATTAATATTTAATCCTAGCCAATGACCTCTTTGTTCATATAATAAACTATTTTGAACAATTTGATGTTTTTGTAATTTAGGCCACGGTATATTATCATCGTATTTGAATACATGAAAATCTTTAGTTAATGTTCCAATATATCTAGATTTTAAATGTTTAAATAATTTATCTTTAGGAATATTAAAGAAATCAATACAATCTTGAACTATATCAAATCTTCTTATAATGTCGGTGTGAACATCTCTAGCTAACACCGGTGTACATATCGCATTACCTTTTAATATAGAGTGCCTAATATTTTCAGAACGAGTACACCATTCTAAATTGCTTAGAGAGTTATTTCGAGGATTATTATCAATATGATTTATCTCCAATTTTTCATATGGTATATTTTCCAGATGTTTAGGTTTCGGTATAAACATAAATGCTAATATACGATGAACCGTTTTATTAAACATTTTACCGTCTACACAAAACTCTATTCTATTGTACCTACTATTTTTAACATTAACGGTAATATACTTTTTTGTTTTTAGATTAAAAAATACACCGTCTACATTAACAACATACGTATCAAAATTAGGCACATGGTAAAATCCTGGTAACTCTATGCATTCTGTCAAAACACATTTGTTCATTTTACTACACAATCTGTGATTATAGTTGCTACATAACATAGAGCATAAAAAGGGAAATTAATCCCTTTTTATGATTTAAAAATGAATAGCAACCGTTAATACAGTGTATACCTATACAACATGCGTCTGAACTACGGCCTTATCAGCAATGATGTTTTGGATACCAACAACATCGAGTGAACCCATCACAGGCAATGAAACAATGTGACGGAATGAAGGCTGTACGGTCAGCTCCATTGTGGTAGCGCCATTACGAACGATAGGCATCATCAGTGTCAGTTCTGGTTTCCAAGCCATTGCACCGAAATGCAGAGGATTAGGCACGCCAGAATTGTAGCTGGTTTCCATACCGAAGGTAAGGATGAGTTTACCAGTCATACGGCTGTCCAGTGTAGAAACTAGCTTGTAATCGAAGTATTCACCCAATAGACGCATGTCGCCGTTCAATGTCAAGTAACGGTTCAGAATTGGATCTGTACCGATAATAACCATTGGCTTAGGAGCAGCACCGTCAAACAACGCATCGCAAGCAGCCTTGTAACCAGAAGTGGTGTACAGGCGATAAGCCATGTCACGGATCTTGTTGATAATCAAAGCAACCATGTCTTCAGCGCGGTCAGATGACTTCAGAGAATCAATTTGTGTCTCAGTGTCAAGTGTATCTTCAGCGTAAGCTGGTGATACCAAATAACGAGCAACGCCTAGAATTTCTGGAGCATCAGTAGCTGCATCAGAAGCGCTTACGAAGTCTTTCAAGAAATCGCGTGCGTCAAGCAAAGCACCCACAGCAGCGTTGCTGGTACGGATGTGTGTAGTTGTAATCAAAGCTGATAACAGTGAGCTGTCATTGGCTTCAGTGTCACCCACTGGACGCAAAGCGGTAATGGGAGGCAACAGAGGCACTGTGTAGAGATGATTGACGTATTGAGTGTCAATCAGCTGACCACGTTGACGACGGTTACTATTGGTACGGTAAGCGACTAAGTCGTAACCAATAACAGTAGCGCCAGCGAAAATAGCGGCAATAGTAGCACCTGTACCTGCAGTCAGATCCATGATTTGGCCGTCAACTGTGCGTGGGAGCTTATCTACGTTAAATTTAACAACAGCTGCTGGGTTAGTAGCATCGGCTTTAACTTTAACATACACTGCGCTCAAACGAACAGTGTGGTCAGTCAAAGCTGCAAATTGAGGAACGGCTGAACCATCAATTTTCTTAGTAGTTGAAACAACCTTCAAAGCGTCTGATTCAAAGTTCAATTGCAGCAAACGAGTGTTACCTTGTACTGCATAGTTGAAGCGTGGGAGCTTATCTACGTTAAATTTAACAACAGCTGCTGGGTTAGTAGCATCGGCTTTAACTTTAACATACACTGCGCTCAAACGAACAGCTGAATCGATAGCGTCGGTGCTATCAAGGATACCAGTTGCTAACAGTGCAGCAGTTTGTGAAATACCTAACAGAGAGAACTTCTTGCCAACTGCTAAAGGTGCAGTCACAACAGGTTGTGTATCTAAAGTAACAGTGTAGGGAGCCACATCAGCAGCAGCTACGAAATTAACTGTAGAATCATTAGCACCGCCGCCGGTACGCACGATAGGAACAATCTTAGTTTGATCGTTACGCAGGATTGTTGCGTCTATCACGGCTTTGATAACGTTCTTGCGACCAAACTTGTCTAACGAGCCATTGAGTTCGCGACGAACTTCATCTTGCACGAAGATCAGACGGATAGATACCATGAAACCGACATTGTCAGGTGTAACCACTACGGTTGGGAAGAAGGCTTCACCGAATTCGTCTTGACGAGCTGCTTGCATATTGTAAGCAACTGAATACACCATGGCATTCTTGTTTTCTTTTGTATCAAAAGCTTCTAATGCAAATGCACGGCTTTCCATTGCGCCATTGATACCGTTATTACCGATCACGGTAGTATTGGTACCCGATGCAGCTGCTTGTAAAGAACCAGCAGTTTGAATGGGTTTAATGAAATATGACTGTGGTGCAGAAGCCATCACGCCAGCTGCAATAGCTGCTGATTCTTGAGCCACATTGAGTTTACCAAAACCTGGCAAAGTCTTCAAGCAAGTATCAATAACATTCGACAGATTAGTAACAGCTGTATTCAGTTGAAACTGTTTATCTGGAGACATGCTCTCTAGAGCCATGGCAGCCTTAGCTACTTCAGGTGTAGCAAATTGACCAGGTCCTTGATTCACCACTGATTGCAATGATTCTACAACCAATGCCAATGGGGATACTTCTACTTGAGGCGACATGCCACGGTTAGTAAAGAGATTTTGATGTTTCATTTTGAAAGTTGTCCTTCGGTTAAGAATATAAAAATTTAGAAAAGTAAAATAAACTACCCAGCGTTTTAATTCTGTTGCACTTTAGCTGCACACAATATTGATTATATATTTTAATATTACATCACAATTGATTTATATAATATTCATATATCTGGCGCCGATTCGTACACATAGAATAGCTTTAATAACTCTTTAGTAATATTAAATTGGTGATGTTTATAATCAGGCCCTCCAAAAAACCCCGGATAGATAATAATCAAAAATGTATTAGAATCAACATCTTTAATTTCAAAAGGCACGGGGTATCTTTCATTACGAGAAGATTCATTAAATAATCTACTCTCTAAATCATTAGACACGATTGGCTCTAATGGTTTAATTTGTGTATTGAATTTATCCCAACTAACGCTATCTTTATACCAGTTAGTATAAAGGGATGGAGAATATGAGCTAATCCCAAAAATTTTCTCACTATGTTCATTAAGCAAAGACGTCAAAGCTAGATCTTCTGCACTAGTAATACTGGTGAGTTTCTCTAGATCTAAAATAGTGTTCAATGTAAGACGATTTCTCTCTACAGTATTCACTATCCAATACGGTACCAAAAATACATTTTTTTCAACATGAATACTCATAGTTTCCTTCTATTTTAAAAATATACTCAGATTATAGCGCCACCAACGCGTGTCATATTAATTACACTTTAAAAAATATAACTGTTATTAATGTTGTGTTCAAAAGGAAAAGCTTTTGAAAAAGAATTTTAATTAATAAAAGGAAATTAATCAATTATGAATGATCCAAAATTAGTTATAGTAAAAGCTATCACACTTTTATATAGAGAAGGATTGTTGTCTGAGAAAAGTGAAAACAGTGCCGATCTAGTGCGCACTATATTAGAGACAATTATTTTACCAACTGAATCAGTTAGTTTAAATCACGGACATATAGAGTTGCAGGCTTTAAAAGAGACTGCTCTATATATGTGTGGTAATCCTTTCGATACAATTTATGAAAAAGATGAAATACTGCAAAGGTTAAGAGTCAACTGTCTAAACGATGATAAATTATACGAAGCTTTTTCTCAAGAGATTGAAAAAGATATGGATGAAGGTAGTCTGAAAAGAACTGTCCTATCCATAAGGAAATTCATAAATGATACATTTAGGGAAAACGAAATATTAAAGATAATTAAAGCAGCTAATTCATCGATATGTTTTCACCGTGATAAAATCAAAAGTATAAGGGGGTTTGTAAATGATCTCTGTACTAAATTAGAACCGTTTGCAATTGAGAGCAGCAGACGAGACCCAGCTATAGTATCTAGTGTAGATATCGGGGATACCAGTGGATTGAGTGATGCATTCGCTGAAGTTAAAGCTATGGCAGATTGCAGTGGATTATTAATCACTGGATGGCAAGGTTTAAATACAATGCTTCAAGGTGGATTTAGACGAGGTGAACAGGTGTGCTTACCTGCACTTCAACATAAATTTAAAACCGGTTTTACACTAACTCTTTTTAAACAGATTGCTATTTACAATAAACCTGTAATGATCAATCCGAATAAGAAACCGTTATTACTTAGAATTTCTTTTGAGGATTCACTCAGCACTAATTTGCAATTCTTGTATCAGAATTTAGTATTCAATGAGACAGGTGTTCTACCTGACATCAGAGAATTATCGACTGTTGAAATGGCAAAGTATGTCAAAGAAAAACTTCAAGTCAATGGTTATCAGATTAAATTACTCAGGGTAGATCCTAGCAGTTGGACATATAAAGATTTACAAAATTATATTTTAGAATTAGAAGCTAACGGTTATGAAATCCATTTATGTGTAGTGGATTATTTACCTATGATTCCTACTACCGGTTGTGAAGATGGGCCTATGGGTCATGCGTTGAGGGATCTATATAGGAGGACTCGTAACTTTTTCTCAACAAGAAAAATTACCATGATCACACCTCATCAATTGTCAACTGATGCAAAACAATTGCTTAGAGATGGACATCAGAATTTTGTTAAACTATTGCCAGGTAGAGGTTATTTCAGTGGCAGTAAACAAATTGATCAAGAGTACGATGTTGGTGTTTATTTGCATATAGAAAAATTGAACAAGGTGTCTTATCTAACATTGCAAAGAGATAAGCATAGAGGTGTAGATGTCATTTCTGAAGATGACATGTATTGCGTTTATGAGTTTCCACCAAAAGGACCTATACCTGATGACTTAGGTAAACCGGCTATACATATGAAAAAGATTGGGGCACCTACAGTTGGCTCAGGTCACGGCGATGAAGTGCCGTTTTTCATGTCAACTTAAAACACTGTTTGCCTGTATTACATTATTTGTAATACAGGTAAATATGTTGTAAGATAATATGACAACTTATTCTTTATAATCTTAAAGGAAAACATGAGTACTAAATACAAAAAAACATCTAAGGCAATTGCTTTAGATCAAATAGAACGCTACAGCGGTGTAGCATATGAAGAAAGTAAAATCAAGTTAGGCAAACCTAAAGTGCTTGATTTGCGAGTGGATATTACAGATGACGAAAATACATTTATTAATGTAGATTTCAGTGATGGTAAAGACACTATAATCACTGATGAAAATGGTTTCATATACAGGCGTTTGATGCTAGATGATATATTGAATGGTAAATCTTTCACTACATATAAATCCTTTCCATTAACTGTTTGGGATGTGCTCGATGATATAAACAGAGAGCATGATTTAAGTTTAGTAAGTGCTGACGTCATCAATAGAAGAATTGATAACCCAACAGTTCCTTTTAGTTTTAGAGTAAGTCGCGATAATCCTGCTTGGATTAGTGGCGATATAAATATGTCAATCAATTACGCGGTACCCACTAATTTCAGAACTACTGAAAACGGATCCATGAGATTGACTGAAAACGGTCTACCCAGAGAAATTAATTAACTTTTTTTAAATCGAGATTAAATTATGTCAAAAATATCAGAATTACCCCCAGCCAGTGCAATCACCGGTGCAGAACTAATTGAAATTGTTCAAGGTGGCGTAAGCAAAAGTACAGCTGTTAGCACTTTACCTGCTAATATGAGTGCATATGAAATCGCAGTCGCTGCTGGTTTTACAGGTACTCAAAGCGAATGGTTGCTAAGCCTAGTCGGTTCATCAGGACCAATGGGTCCTCAAGGTCCAGCTGGCGCTGATGGTTTAACTGGACCTATTGGTCCTGAAGGTGTTGCAGGACCTGCTGGTCCTGAAGGTCCGATGGGTCCAGTAAGTACAGTTCCTGGACCTGAAGGATCAATAGGTTTGACTGGTGCAGACGGCATGCAAGGACCTGCTGGTCCTGCTGGTCCCCAAGGCCCTGCAGGTGCTGACTCAGTAGTACCTGGTCCACAAGGTGAACAAGGTCCAGCTGGTGCAGACGGTGCTACAGGTCCCCAGGGTCCAGCTGGCGCTGACGGAGTTAGCAACGTACCAGGACCACAGGGTCCTGCGGGTGCAGATGGCGCTGTTGGTCCTCAAGGTCCAGCTGGCGCTGCGGGTGCAGATTCTACAGTGCCAGGTCCTCAAGGTATTCAAGGTGAACAAGGTCTCGCTGGTCCAGCTGGCGCTGATGGTATACAAGGTCCTGCGGGAGCAGACGGTGCTGTTGGTCCTCAAGGGCCCGCAGGTGCGGATGGTGCTACAGGTCCTCAGGGACCAGCTGGCGCTGACGGCGTATCTAATGTTCCTGGTCCTCAGGGTGAAGTAGGTCCTGCAGGTCCTCAAGGCCCAGCGGGTGCTGATGGTGTACAAGGTCCTGCTGGCGCTGATGGTGCTACAGGTCCACAAGGTCCTGCCGGTACGCCTGCGCCAACAGTGGTGTTCCCATTTAACGCTCAACTAACCGCGATTGGTGAAGTTTGTGCTGCAGGTGCTGACAAAGCATACATTGTAGCTCCATTTGATTTAGACGTAAAAGACATCTGGATGGATTTATTTGTTGGCAATTTTGGTGCCACAACGGATCCGCTGGTTAAATTAACAGTTGATGTTAAAGTAAATGGTGTTTCCATGTTCGGTGGAGCTTACATGGTAATTAATTATTTATCAAACGCAACCACTTACTCTGTTACACCAAATGCAAATATGGTTGATACATTGGTATCTAAAGGCGAAAGAATCACCTTTGATATTGTTGAAGCGCCAGCTGCAATTGATGCCGATGTAAAAGGTTTGACTGTTACATTGCTTGCTCAGCAAGTTTAAAAAAAAAATGGATGTAATGCATGCATTCCCAATTAAGGGAATGCATGCATTATTCTGCATTATTTTAACTAGAACATTTTGCACATACACTAATCAATTGAATGCGTCGATTATAATGGTCATCATAAATGACATCAATATTATCGTTACCAAGTTGATTCTCAAATGCGTCTTTTGTAATTTCATTCCTGAAATATACATCGTTACATTTCCGGCACAATTTAGTGAAGAAGAAATGATAGTCTTCTTTGACAGGTGCGACAATTTCAACCGGCGCCGGTTTGAGTTTATCAATATCAATAAGAGTCACAAATGCAAGAACAACATCGTCGTTGCACATTCCACTGTCTCTCATGAATGACAACTCACGATACATGTAGTCACCTTCTTCATCAGCGACACTAACGGTAAAGTTAATCTTTTTTGGAACATCTGCATCGTTTGCTATTTCCAACACTGATGGATAATCATCTCTATTATCAAAAATAACTTCGATATAATCCACCCCAACAAAGCCAATTTTCTTGACTTTGACACCAGCGCTCGACAATGTTGCCAATAACAATCTTACCATGATCAAAAGGTTTTCAAACATACTAAATCCTTTCGCTGCATTGCAGCATTAATTAAACTAATACCAATCTAATTATGTATGATTGAAAAAATCTGGAATATGAATCTTGTGACTAAAATAAAAGGATTTAATAATGGATAATTTAGAAGAAGATAGAAAAGATATCAACGACTGGTTTTTGATACAAAGTAAAAAAGTACAAAATCAATCACAAATTGTAAGCTGCGCAGGTGCTGGCGCGATGTATCACATCGATAAAAAGACACCGCATGTATTTACCCCACAAATGCCAAGATCTGCTGCAAAATCAGAAGACAACACTACATCCAGAATCACTGTTGCGCCTAATTTGATGGGATGTTTAATTGGATATGCTAGAAGTGATTTCGACTTCACTGACGGTACTCATCCAAAAGTATCAAAACAAACCGGGTTCAGAGGCGGCTACCAAATATGTGAATTACCATACATGCACTGTATTCAACCTACAAACAGATTAGTCTATGATGCAGATAGAAGTTTAGAACATTGGTTAGTATCTTACAATGAAAAGTCATTACAATATAAACCAATCGATATTGGTAAAATGTTTGTGAGCTCCATACTGCTAAGCGCTCATGACGGTAATGATCCTACTAGTTTAATCACTATTTATATCGAACATAATAAAACCGAAGGTGTAAAATTTAGCCCTACAAATACATTGGATCCTGGGTTTCATAAAGCCGAAGTTTTCTTTAGTGATAATGCTGACACGCGAGATTGTAATAAGGAATCTGATTTCAAAGTAAAAAGTTGCAGCGCCAGCGAATACAATGAAGCTAAGAATTTAGCTGCTACACTGTTGTCTTATAAAGATAAACCAATACCAGGATATTTCAAATGGTAAAAGCAATTATAATTAAAGGTAATCCTAAATACATTAATAATGATTTAGCCAGAAATTACTACAAAGAAATAGAAAAGTTTTTAAAATCTAACGGTGTAGATAGAGTAGAATTCAATGACGGTAAAGCGTACACAATTCCAAAGTTAGATGCTGATATTTATATTGGCCATTCTAGAGGTTGTGACAGATATGAGCACATGCCTAAAGACAAACAAAAAGTATTTCTTAAGTTTGGTGTACCTGATGGGTTTATAGATCCAGTGGATTTAAAATGGCAGAAAGAAGTGTGGGTTAAAGATACTGATGAGCAACCACCAAAAGAACATTTCATTTTAATAGATTCTCAAAAGAAAGCTATATTAGATTTACTGGCTAAACTGAAAAATACTTCTTTAGAGAACTATAATGAAACCATTCCATTAGAGATACTTCAGCAGGCTGATAAAGATCCATTCTTAGAAGATATCATTGAAGTTGACAAAGATAAAACCAGAGTGCCTATTTATTTTGGTAAAGTAATAGCTGGATTCTATACACCTAGACAAACTGAATACAAAAAAAGAATGTATTGGAGAACTGGTGCTATCTATATATTACCGAAATATAGGAAGAAAGGTTTAGCTAGTAAAGCAATTAGTGAATTTTTTTCTGATAAAGAATATGGGTTAGCATTTATTGAACCACATAATGCGGCTAGCCTAGCTACATTTGAGAAATGTGGTTTTAAGAGAACTGAAATAATAATTGGTAAACGGACGAGTGATAAATTCTGGAGAATGTTAAAAGAACCAGAACTAAGACCTGCATTTTTGAGTTGGTAAAAAAATATACATATTACCCATCACTGAACCTTATTTGGCTCAGTGATGGGTAATATGATTTAAAACAACATATTAGAATTGCCCTAACTAATCAATTGTCGTCGTCTAGATCAACACCTAATTGATCAGCTAAATTTTCGGCATAAAATTTAGTATACTTTTTACTATACTTTTTTGCGTACTTTTTTACGAGTTCTTTTACGTCGTCCCAAGATGCATCGTCGTCATCCGTTTCGTCACAATTTGGTGCATAATCCCTGGCAAAAGAATGCTGTGGATGCACACCTACATTGTTTTGTACGTTAGGATTATATGGCTGCTGAACAGGACCATTAAAATGTTGCATTGTAGTAACATGATTTCTATTTGCCTGTGTAAACATACAAGATATAGCTTGTTCAATAGTGAGACTAAATCCCTTTTGATGACCGGTATTAGATCCGATTGAATAAATAACGTATTTATCATTAACATTACAATTATAATTATCATTTTTGATTTTTAACGCGACCTCAAAAGCATCTAATTTTCTCTTTACAATTTCAGGTAACGTGTAGTCTATAGGTGTAGAATTTACACCTCTAGATATGAGAAATATGTTTGAAATGGTTTGTTCCATAGTAGGCATAAAACCCAATTGATCAAACAAATCCTTCTGAACAGCTTGGAACAGTTTCTCTTCGCTGCTTTTCAATACATAGCTATACAAAACTGGTTCAATAATTTCTTTTTCGATGTTGATTTGATTAGGCATAAATTTCCTTTTGGTTAGTTTCAATTAAAGTTGGTTTAAAATTTACCATTACCATTTAGGTTGGTTGGGTGATGGGAAAAAACCAGACTGTGTTCTATAGTACTCCGGACCTGGCTTTGGTCCTGAGTGTTGGAAATTACTTAAATCTTTTTGAACATTGTTTAAAATATGTTCCAATGTTTGAGAAAGCGTAGGTTTAAATCCAAATATGATAGCCAGTTGAATTTGGGCATCTTGCATGATTTTCATTGATTTATCAGAAAAATCAATTGATTCACCTAGTTGCATTTTAATCACTGGTTTTTTTGGCTTTGGTATTTGTATCAGCTTCAACTTTTTCATTAGCATGGGTTTTCTCTTCCGCATGAAGAGAGGCGATTTTTTCTTGAATTTTGTTAAGGACTGTAGTTGGAGCCACTGTTTGCGTATCAACGTTGATGCTCATATTACCGCTTTCGTCTGTAGTTGAAACAACGGATTGTTTGGATGATTCGGATTTAACATACTCTTTAAAAATTTTCTTTGTCATATATTTAGGACCGATTGCATTGTATTTTCTGTCATTTACAGAATATTCTCTATTAGTTGTGATGATACCTAAATTAAGCATATATTGAATAACAGGTGTTGGATTTGAAGAAACATTTTTAAATTTTTCAGAAATGTCTTTAAACGTACAATTTGGGTTACTTTTGATAAAATCCCAAATTTTATTAGCTGTCGAGCGGTAATTTCTGAGTCTGGTTTTATCTAAACTATTCATAATTCTAATAACCTCACTTTGATATTCCGGACAATTATCTTCAATCCATTCGAATGCTTCCTTTGAAGTCAAATGTATTTTAGATTTAATTCTCTCAATCAAATTTGTTTCCATATTCATATAGAACTGTTTATGTGGTGTTATATATAATTCCATTATTACGTCTGGATGACAAATTTCTAGTTGCGCTGAGTGTTGATAAATGCAAACATCTTCAGTTGCTGGGTTTATATTGTTTACACAATTATGCATGTGATCTCCAAAATTTAAACATTTTTATATAGGTATGTTTTATGACCTGGTCTACAATTTAGTAATATAAGATTAAAATTTTCTAGAATCATATTTACCTAAACTACTCAATTAAGGGTAGTTTAGGTAATATGTTGTTTTACTTCATATCCGTTATTGCAGCCACTGAGAGCCATAATGCTCGTTTGACAACCTGAGTATTAGATAACTCAACTCCGTGAACTTTCAAGAAACTATCTCTGATTTGATTAACCAGATCATAATCTCTTGAGTCTAATTGGATCAAGCTATCTTTAAAAAATTGGGTTTTTGAACTCAGTGGTTCGGGGACCGATTTATCACCACGCTCAAGATGACCTTCCATTGCCGAATTCATCATTGATGATCTAATGTAATCTGATGTTGATGAAAACTTCAATGGTTTATAATCATCATCGACAATTTTAATAACAGTCTCTTTTATCCGTTTAGCTGAGTGACCGGATGCAGTAGTGACGACATTAAATAAACCTTGGTCTGTAACTGTGATCCTACCCTGATCTAAAAGCTCATCTAAGGCCGGCATGACACAGAAGTCGAAATTCTCAGCCACGCACGCTTTACATGCCCCAGGATTGTTTAAGATGAAATCATACACGGCGATATGTGGAAGCACTTTTATTTTGGTTTGAGTTTTCATTATATAAATTTCCTTTTTATTTAATTGATGTTAATATTGACATTGCTATTGCAGTATTGAAAGGATGATCATCGATGTATTCCGGTAATCTTCTACCATCTGCACCGTAGTATTTTGAACAAGTCCAAAATCCTGAATTAAAACCATACCCGACTACGTAATGTTCGCCGGGTTCATTGCAGTTTGAGCAAAGTTCTTTACTCATTTTTCTTTTAAATATTCTTCTTTGATGCGAATTCATATTTTAAGAAATCAGTGTACCATCTATATAACCCAGTGGTTTATTGTGACCGTCATAAATAACATGGTGATTCACCCATTTGTTATTAACTATATTGAACCCCCAATAGCTGACAATTAATTCACTAGAATTACTTATTTCTACTTTAGTTTGTGTTTTTATGAACATGCCACCCATGTTAAACAGATATTTAATTGCGTACCATAGACCTAATAATCTAATTTTAATGGGTGCAATTTTCTTTTCTTTCAGTTCCATTGTAATATTTCCTTTTGTTTATAAATCCCTATATAGTCGAATATATTGACTATATAGTGCATCGGGTTCAATATAAGAATCAAAATGATTATAGAACTGTTTAGTAGCATTTAAAGTGGCATCTACAAGTTTTCTTTTCTTTTTAAGAACTTCTAATATTACAGTGTCAGGTGATTTCACTTTCCTGCATTTTCTAATATCAGAACCAATGTTAAGCAATTTTCTATGTAGAGCCAATTCAAGATCTTTAACATCTTCTTTTTTAATCATCGTCTTCTAGTTCCAAGTAGCGATCGATTAAGTCGTTAGGTTCATCTAAATCGTAGTCATCTGCAAACACCGTTCCTTTTGATCCAGTTATTCTACAGGGCTCCGCTTCTTTAATGACATCTGGTATATTTTCACCCTCTAGCCATAATTCTGCTTCTGCATCAGTAAATATGACGTCTGTATGTTGATCATTATATTCGTTTCTGCGTAATGTGTAGATACCATCAACTGAAAAATCACACCACTCAATATTTAGAATATTTTTAGAATAATCTATCTTTGTTAAATCGGTAGTTACTTCGCATGTGAACTGCGTAGGTTGAACTGTAAAATTATTCGTATTATTAAAAATGAATTCTTTTAATTCTGTAAAAACGACATTAATATCCTTGTATATAATAGCTTCGATTTTATCTGAATAAAAATCATCAAATAATGATTCAATTGTCATTTCACGTGTATCCGTTTCAACGCTCATAATTTTACCTTTTTAAACAATTAACTAATCTAGACCAAATTAAAATATTGTGATATTTCGCTGTGAAAGAAAATATCAAACTTTAACGATTTATCCATAATAATGAATTTACCAATAGCCGCTCTTTTAGTAGTCAGTTCCTCGGTAGGCAACATAAAAGACTCACCTGTCGGTATGAAAATTATTTTATTTTCATCTGCATCCATTATATCAGTAATGGGTCCACCAAAATATGTGTCGGAATTGTATTTGTAGAGTAAAGATACAGTGATTTTCTTTACTCTATTTTCACTGTATTCGTTATGGTTATCTAAGATAGCCACCAGATCTTTGGCAATAATTATTTTATCTTCAGGTGTATTTAAATAAATTTTTTCGTAAACTAACTCGTAAGGTGGTTTGATATAATCGGTGTTACTAGGTAAACATTTTTTATATGTTTTTACTGTAATGTTATCTCTGCGTTTATTAATAATTGAATAAGATTTATTCTTTTTATTATCAATACGATAATTTATAGCCCTATTGTGAGATTCTTTTGACACTCTTAACACAAAATCACTTTGGCTATAATTTTCAAGATTTATAAAAATATCTTCAAGCCAAGGTTCGTATTCTTTATTTTGATCTGATTTTAGTTCAAAATTACACAGTACTTTCATGATGTTTATATTAATTATTTTTTAATTAATTTATTTGGTAAAGCCATTGTAAATATAGAAATTAATAAGAAAACATCAATTGCTATTAATGTAATTGATGCACCTATTAAAATTGGTGTTAATATAATAATTGCAGTTATTATAACCAATAATTTATATATCGATGTTAGCATGTTTATAGTAAAGAAGTCTGAACAGATGTCTGATACATATATTTTCCACCTTGATCAGCATATGTAGATGATGGAGCTGTGTCACCTCTTAAAAAGAGCATTTGGGCACAACCTTCATTTGCATGGAGTTTTATTGGCAGTGATGTAGTGTTTGCAAATTCTAGCACAATTTGTCCAGAGAACCCACACTGCACGACTGTAGCAAACATGTTTAAGCCAACTCTGGCATATGTGGACTTTGATAAAAGTATACCAGTTAAAACATTTGGCATGTTTATATATTCATTTGTTTTACCTAGAACAAATGAATTAGGTGGAACAATCAACATGTCGGTTTTAATTTCAGTATACGTTTTTTCGTTAAAATCTTTAGGGTCTATTACTGCGCTATTTATATTAGTAAATACTTTAAATTCTGAAGATAGCGTAAGATCGTAAGAATATGGACCGCATCCATACGAAATTATTTTCTCAATTGTTCCATCGGCTAATTCATTTTCTCTTATTTGATTTTCTGAAAAAGGATAAATCATTACCTTTTGCTGAAATATTTCCTCTTCAGTTAATTCTCTTATATCAATAATTGAATTATCTTTTTTCTCAGTAGCAACGTCGTTAATTTCGTTTATTGTTAAATACGAATATTCATAAGTTGTGACTGGGACTAGCTTCGGTATTGACACACCTTCTTCGTTCATTATATTTTGAACTACACTTTTTTTCCTAACGATTACAAATTTAGGAAGTTTACACAGTTGAATGATTTGTTTGTCGGCGAGTATCATAAGTAATTTCCTTATTAATTTAATGTATTGAATTTTTAGAAATAAAATTAAAGTTGTTAGATTCATCTAAATGCGCGAAATCACCTACTTGAATTTGTGGCAACAATGCATTAGGTGTAATTACATTATGATAAGTGTCATCATCAAACGAAATTACATATTTAAACATTTGCCCGCCCTCTTCAATTCTTTTAATTCTTTTTATAAACCCTACATTAGACATTTGTTCAATATTAGGTTCAGGTTTACAATCGTTAACATTTGCACCATTTGACATTTGAATATAAACATCTAATGTGATTTTAGTAGCTGCATTTATAAACTCCACCACGGTGTCTGATGTAGAGTTATAGAAAGACAATGTTAACAACTTGTTTTTTAAAACTACAGAATCCACCTCTATTTCAAAACAACATGTTTCGCTATCAATTGCGTAAAAATGTGTTTTGAAACTATCTAACCTGTTTAGTGCATCATCGGTTAGATAGTAATAGGTGTTTGGCACACCATGCTCTCTAACCATTGCATGTTTTTTAAACATCAGTTTAAAAGTATGAAAAAGTAAATTTAAGAATGTGTTTGTTATATGGTCGTACAACAAAAGCATTCGATATAACTTTACCTTTTCAGATGTGACATTATCCATATTTTAAATATTAATTATTGATGTATTTGGAGGTTTATTTATTTTGTAATTTATAACAATTGAATTTAGTGGCTGAGCGCTACTATTATCATAAATACTAGTATTATTATAAACACTAGTATTTTCTAAATTACTTGCATTATCGTAAACAAATGTGTATTCTTTTGTACAAGAACCCCAATAATTAAAATTATTAAGATCCAGTCGTTTATTTAATAATAATTCACTTTCTTTATAACAATCTAAAATTATTTTTTTAGCCAAAATAGCTTCTTCGAAAGATTTTGCTTTGTACACAAGAAATTTATATTCTTTACATTTCGAGTATTCATTAAGTAAAGCTTTGGAAAGAGTACGGTTATAACTAAAACACGTTCTAACATTGTGACTACGTCTATAAGCATTAGATGTTACACCCACATAAATTTTATTTGTTTTTTCAAACATTATAACGTATACTGCAGGATAATAGTCATTGCAACCTGTATCTAACTCAGTGAAATGATTTAACATAAATAACCTCTTTGTACTTAAAAATATTTAACAATTGTTTAAATATTCGTTTAAAGTCTTTTCTTTAATAACTTTAATATTTAACTTCATTGCATCAGTTAATTTACTACCTGCATTTTCGCCTGCTATTACTAGTTGAGTATTTTTACCGACACTCGACTGGACAGTAGCGCCTAAAGAAATCAATTTATCCTTTAATTCTTGACGAGACATTGTCTCAAAACTACCTGTTAAAACAATATTCAAATTTGAAAATAGGTTTTGCTTTATCTCTGTTTCGTCATTCCAGTATATACCTATATTACGTAATCTAGATATGGTTTCCAGATTATCGGTATTATGAAAGAATGAATAGACACTAGATCCCACTATATCACCAATATCTTTTACAGATATTAATTGTTCCTTAGATGCATTGATTATATTTTCCAGTGTTGTAAAATGCTCTACTAATCTTTTAGCAGTGCCTTCACCGGCATGACGAATACCTAAACCAAATAGAAACTTTCTAAGTGTGGTTTGTTTAGATTCATTAATTGCCCTAATTATATTTTCAGCACTTCTCAAACCCATTCTATCGAGTTGCATTAAAGTGTCTAATGCTAACTGATGTCTCTTGATTGAGGATAATGTTTTAACAGCCTGGTCGTAGGTTATCTTTTCTTTTAAACAAAGCTGACTCACGCCTAAATTGTATATGTCTACAATGTTAGAAATTATCCCTCGCTGAAGTAATTGATCAATTAAACTTTCCCCCACACCTTTAATTTCTACTGCCGATTTTTGGATAAAATGCAGAATAGAGTATTTGATTTGTGCTGGACATATTAAAGCACCGGTGCACCTGTAATCAGCTTCCTCTTCTTCTTTCGAAGTAAGTGACCCGCAAGCCGGGCAAGTGCTTGGCATTTTAAAATCAGGTACAGTGTTATCTGGATTTATTGATCCTGTAATCTCGGGAATCACATCACCAGCTCTTCTGACTATAACAGTGTCACCAACATGTAAGTTTTTCCTAATAACTTCACTCTCGTTATGAAGAGTTACATTTGTGATTGTAGCACCACCTACAAAGACAGGTTCCAGTCTAGCGACAGGTGTAAGCTTACCAGTTCTACCTACTTGTATATCGATAGCTAGAAGTTTTGTTTCTTTTTCCTGTGCTGGAAATTTATGTGCCACCGCCCATTTAGGTTCGCGACTAATAAACCCTAGTTTATTTTGTAACTCTAAATCATTAACTTTGTAAACAACACCATCAATCTCAAAAGGTAATTCACTTCTATCGAGTTCAACTTGTTTATGAAATTGAGCTAATTCTGCGGGACCTTTACATATTTTAGTATGTGTACAAACAGGAAAATTCAAATAGTTTAAAAGATAACTTAATGAATCAAAGTGCGTTTTAAATTTTTTATCTGAATCTATTAGTGTATATACAAAGAAACTCAAGTTTCTTTTAAAAGTAACCATTGGATCCAATACCCTCAATGCTCCAGCAGCTGCATTTCTAGGATTAATGTAGGATGGTTTACTTTCTTTAATTTGTAGTTCGTTAAGACACTTAAAAGAATCTTTACTCATATACACTTCACCCCTAACAATTAATAGTTTTGGAGTATCGCTATTATCATTAGAGAAAATGTGTTTAGGTATACACCTAATCATTTTTACATTTTCAGTGACGTCCTCACCAGTTACACCATCACCGCGAGTAAGAGCTTGTACTAGATTGCCATTCTCGTACCTTAGATCGACGCCTAAGCCATCAAATTTCAATTCAGCTACATACTCTACTGTATCTTTAGAATTGAGTAGTGCGATAACTCTATCATTAAACGCATAAGCTCCTACTGGAGTAAAATCAGTCTCGGTTTTCAAACTAAGCATTGGATGTGAATGCTTGACTGATTTAAATACTTTATGTGTCTTTAATACTGCGCCGGGACTTTGGGTTGGAGAATCCGGTCTAATCCATTCAGGATGAGCTTTCTCAATCTCCTGGAGTTCGATGTATTTTTCATCGTACTGCCAATCCGACATTATTAACTTTTCAGCATAATAGTACGCTTCAGCTGCTTGCTTTAATTCTTCTATTAAAGAATTATATTTATCTGTCATGATTCGCCCCTCAAATATACTTTAATCTTGGACAAGATATTCTGTGCCTGAGTTCATTAATATGTATTACACCATATTCAATGGCATCGGATAAACATTTATGCGATGTGGGGTCATATGCAATATCAAATTTTTGATTTAAAAAATTTTTAATTGGTTTAATTCGTTTTTTAAGAACAAATTTGTTTTGTTTGCTTATAGCTTTAATTTGATATTCATATCTAAAACCATAGAAACAGTTATCTATAATAAAAAGGTTAAATCCTTTATAGTTAATATTTTTAACTATCTTTGTTTTTCTTATCATTATTAATCCAATCTTTATATTCTTGCATTAATTTTCCAATTGGATTATATTTTTCAGAAGAAGTAACTGGAAGCCTCATGATAGTTTGTAATTCTAAAACTAAATGATGAGGTCCATTTAATGCTTGCAATACATCTAGTAATGCGTCTGCTGACACCAAAATTTTATCTGTCATGATTTGTCAATATTAAGATTAAATAGGCTATTAGCTTCATCAAAATCGACTATTAAGCCTGCTCTACAAACAGGACATTCGACTCTCATATTTACATTTACAAGATTTATTTCAGCGTCATTTAATCTATTACACAATTCAAGTATAATTGGACTATGATGCTTAATATCGTCTAACATTCTAAGCAATTCAGAATTTTCTAAATTTTTAATCGTTGAAATATTAAGCATAAAAAATATTTGGTTAATACGTGCAACAGACCCTACAATCTGTTGCACGCTTTTAGGTAGGGTTATTCTTTAGATGATTTATATGCGCGGTGATGGTAAATTAAACCATACATCGTCACAAAACCAGCAGCAACATAGTTGTTTTTGATGTTGAAGATATTGTACCCCGCATTGATTTTTTCACCGTTAGTACTAGCTACTAAAATATATACACGATAATACTTATCCACTTCGCTCCAAACCAACTCAAAATTGGGCATACCTTTAAAGTCGCAATCTACATTAATGATTGATTTATCTTTAAGGTAAGTCACGCTCACTTTATCTAAACAATTCAGAGCCGTTACACTAGACGAAATGCGTGATTTAGTACGATCATCGTCATTTTTAATAAAATTAACTGCCATTTTAAATACTCCATTGGATTTTAATCTAATTTAATAGATTACTAATTATGTCTAACTAATAAAAGTTAAACGACTGATTCGTATCACTTTCGTAATACTAGGGGGAATACAGTGCAGGCTATATTCAAGTTAGTAATATGTGGTTTAAAAAATTTAGAATTTGATATATAATCCACACCACTATAAGAAGTGTGTGGATTATATATTTATTATCTTAAAGTGCAAATAGAAACAGGACCCAGATCTTTACCCAGTATCATTTTATAACCATTCTCATCGTAACCGAATAAAGATGAATTACCTTGATGCCAACGAAGCAATTGTTCGCTTATGCTCTCTTTATTTACATTTAGAACAATGTTAAATGTTTGATTAGAAGTAGTGAACTCCACGTAAACACTTTGTTCATTATCTTTCGCGTTTACTTCAATTAAAGATTTAGCTAATATATCAGACCATTTCTCTAATCTGATCTGCTTTTCTTTGCATATTGAAATCAGTTCTTCTTCGGATAACCATTCAATATCCATGATTACACCATCTTCTAATTTATCACATTCGTGTTTATTAACTTCCACACCAATGGCGACGCCAATATGAACCCTATCTACTTGATTATCAGATTGTGGCACATGTAAAATAACATATTCACCGTTTTCTAACATTGATTCAATATAATCTTCACTTACTTGACAACCTACTTCTTCTTCAATTTCTCTGACTGCCTCTTTTGCAATTACAGAAATTATATCTAAATCTTCACTGGTATCGATATCAATATGTCCACCAATACCTATGCTGATTTTAGAGTGTAATCTATTTTCTTTACCACCGGAGCCACGTGTGTAAGAGAAAATCTCTTCGGTTAATTTATCTATTAACGTAATATAAGGAATAATTTGTAAAACAGATTCATCTGTCTCACAAATATCCCTATCTATTAATTTAGTCACCCATTTTTCAATCGGTTCATTAGCTTGATCTTTACTAATGCATAATGCCTTTTTACCCATTTTTCAATATCCTTTTAAATTATTGGTGAACAAATGTAACCCGTTATCTAACCACGGATGCTTTATTTGATTAGCTTCTTTAGCAACCAACATAGCATCATACCTGCTTATAAATACTCTTTTGTTTGTATAGAATCCGTCTGTCATCCTAATACCAATAGTGTACTCAATATCCACATCAATTACTTTAGTATTATTAGCCTTAATACCTTCTAAGTCAATATCTTTATGTGAAAAGGGTATTGGTAACGTATAAATTTTGGCTTGTACACAATTGTCATTTATGACTCTGATTGCGGGACCTAAAATTTTCTCTCTACTAGTCATTTTAATACACCTAATTTTGAAAACCCACCTAAAGGTGATAATACGAATATAAGAAATTCATCATTAACCGCTATAAATTTGTATTGTGGACTATAATAATAGAAACTATTGAAATC